GAATTCACCGATAAAGCTCACCAAGCACAGCAACTAGGCAGTCCTACTGCACGAAGATCTGCTGCATCTGCTCTGATCACTAGCACCGATTATTCAGATTTCCAGAACGTTACGATCATCGGTCAAACAACCCAAACACCAATCAAGAGAGGAATAACTAAAGCACAATTTGAAACGATCAACGTGCCTAATCTTAGTGGCAAATTCGCTGCCTTTGACGACGATCTGAAATGGCATCAAAACCTTGCAGAAGGCAAGAGCCCAGAGCCAAGCGGTGGAACTGGAAGCCTACTAACGATCTCAGTCACAAAGCATGGAGGAGCGGTTGCAATAACAGAACGAGCAGAACTAGTTATCAATGGAGACAATCCGTTTCCAAGATTGGTATCGAGATTGCAGGACAAACGAGAGAATGCAGAGAACGCTATGGTCGTAGCAGAAATTGAATCAAATACTGCTCACAGTCAGGCAGGAGTTGACGGAGGTTCAAGGTCAGGAACACCACCAGTATCACAAACCAATCCACTTGATACTATAACGACATTGATTGGCATATCTGAAAATCTCAATAAACCACTGAACAAATTCTTCTCAAAGGGATTCATATATAACGAATGGGCACTAAACGATATCATACGTGGTGCACCGTTATCACCATTGCCAACGCAAACATCAGTTGATGAACAAGTAGGGCCATTCCCAGCATACGGCGGGGTTACATGGGTGAGGGACAACGCCTTCAGTTCAAGTACCGCAGGATGGTTACTTAATGACGAAGCAATCAAGAACTTTGGCGGGCCAACAAGAGCATACACCGTTGCAGATCCTGACGCTGAGACACGAAAATACGTCACTAAAGTGTACTACAAACCAGACACCGTTGAATCAGCAAACATTTACCGCATAACCGGTATAGCCGCTTAAGTCCATGGTGTATAGGTGGCCAACTAAAAGAAGAAAAAAGAAACGGAAATAAAATAGACGTTTACTTCCCATCTTTTCATTTCATTTTTAACATTTTATGGCACGTATTGCCTCAAGTTTAAAACCACAAGAATCCGAAAAGCCGCAAAAAAAGTTAGAATATAACGACAAAACGTATCAATCTTACATTGATAACGGTTTTGAAGAACACATTCCAGAGAAGGTGCAAAGAGTACATGATTTTCACGAGGACTTTTTGAATCGAGTCGATCTCACCAAAGGGCCGATTCGATTCAGGGTAAATTCCTTTGTCCGTCTAAAGGCAATTGACTACAATTCAAAAAACCTTGCACGCAAAGAATTCCTTACCTATTCCGTAGATTGGATAGCAAAGGATTGGAAAGGGGACGATATCCGACAAAGACAGGTCATGGAGCATATTGAAGGTGTCTTCCTTGAACAACTAAAGGAGAAGGTTACCGAGAAAGGGCAACTTGTAGGTTATGAACGCTCAGGAGAGAGGACAGTATATTACATTCCATGGGACAAAGACCATAAACTGATTGACAAACTAATTGAAGAATCGGTTGGCACCGACAAAGAAACGATAACGTTTACCGTCAAGTTTCTTAGTAACAGAACGGCCTTCACTTACGAACAATTTGTAAACCTCTCCTATCAGGAATTATCCGATCTGCAAACAAAATCAAAAGACCCGAGGACTGTCCCACTTGGCACAAAGTTATAGTTGTAGTTGTGACTTTTCACTACGTCACTACTTCAAAACGCTATATGATTACATACTAGCAGAATACGTTATCATTCCAAATGCTAATGCTAAAAGACACGTCCACCTTAGACATGACGTTGACATGTCGCTAGACGCTGCACTTGAATTGGCCAAAGAAGAAAATCGTCACGACATGTCGGCAACGTATTATATCATGCTGCATAGTGACCTATACAACGCAACTTCACCAGAAAGCATGAAACAAATTCGTGAGATCAAAAACCTAGGCCATCAAATAGGATTGCATATTGATACCCGTTATTATCTTCCAAACGACTTTGACACCCTGACCTTTATCGTTGGTAGCAAGGTTACCGATTGGCGACGACATTTCGTCAACCTTACGCCAGAATTTGGCATTCCAGAACCAAGGCCAGACGGCTACAAATACATATCAGATTCAGCAAGGAATTGGCGTGAAGGGTGCTTTTGCAAACAGATAGGAAAATACAATAAGATGGAAATTTTAACTCATCCTGAATGGTGGATCGTATCTCCTCAAGGCAACATGAACAAATATCTGATTATGGAAGAAGTCAAGTCACGAGCAAAAGAAACGATAGACCACTCCTTTCGCGACTTCAAAAATATAGTGCATGAATATGAACAGACCATTAATCTTCATCCCCAGTCCGAGAAACGTCCCGCTGTTTAGGGAAGCAACGGCAAAGATCCAAGCCGAAAAACTGTGGGTAAAATACCATAGTGAAGAAGACGCCTACAAAGTAGCACGCGATTATTTCCTTGACAATAAGCACTTTACTCACCTCGTTATCCTCCCCGATGACCTTATCATTACGCCTATCGATTTCAAACTGCTTAAAGACGATTCATATGGAAAGTATGACGTCATAAGCGGATATTGTAGGAATACAATAAGATTGACGCCTTACTGGAAAGGAGAACAGGAAACTGAATCCATGGCAGATTCAAACATATCGTTCTCACTGCCCCCCGACCCACCAATAAAAGGGGAATACGAAGATTATGATTTCATACACATGGCAACGATAGACACTATTAGAAAGGCCTATGAAGATATGCCAGGAGCGGACGATCCAATTATCCTTGTAAGATATGCAGGATTTCCTTTAACATTCATAAATAGGAAAACAGTCGAAGAGGTTCCGTTCAGGCGGGACGGTTGCTGTGTGGATTCCTGCTTTTCACTTGACATTTACAAAAAAGGCATAAGCCAGTATTCAGATTTGCGTGTTAAAACAGTACATTTGAACATTCACCCTGACGAAATACAGGTAGGCAAAAAAGCAGCCGAAATAATTTTTGATCCAATATGAACAAAGAGATACGAGAAATAGCGATCGATCTCACTGCTGAACAAACCGAAACTTTGATGAGACTCGGCGATAAACAAATGGCAAGGGAAAGAATCAGTAAAACACATGATTCTGAAACCAGTGAAGAAACAGATAAAATCATTCATGATATCGCATCACAACATAATATAACAGATACCAACTGGTTTAGACTCGATCTTAAAGAAAGGAAATTGTTAGCGAGGTACGAAAAATGATATGAGATCAAGAAAAGCATTAGGCGTATCATGTTACAATTCAGGGAAAGAACTTGTCCGAGCGATAGCACCTTGGTATGACCATGTGGACGAAATAATCATGATAGATGGCAAGTATCAAACACCGCAAAGTCCCGAAATGAAGAAACACCCTGTGCCTGACTTCTCAACTGATGATACTAAGCACGTAGCGTTCACCAACTTCGGCGACAAACTAACCTATGAAAAATTCACAGCGGATCAGATGACCAAAAGGCAACGTTGCCTTGATATTGCAGGTGAAAAGGACTGTGAATATCTCATCGTTTTTGATACCGATGATTTCCTACACCCTGAATATCAAAACTGGGATCTGTTTGAAAAGCATCTTGACCTGTTACTAAAGCACTGGGACGACCGCCTCTTTTACATGTGGTGCTGGATACCTGGCGAGGACGTTTGGTCAAAGCAACATAACGAAGTCCTTTCAAACCACTGGAACAAATACGTAAGGGTGCATAAAGACCCTGGCAATATGCGGTATGCCCTAACCCATTATACCTTTTGCGATAAATCAGTTACCGACGACGAGATACGAGAATGGAGATGGAATAACAAGAAGCAAGACCCAATATTAGACTGTCCTCTCCTACTACACGAGAACATGATAGTTGACGGCGTTCGTGTCACTACAGACCGAAAGTTTCGAAGCAAAGAGATGCTACAGCATGGAGACAACTGGGCATTTCAAAATATTCACTGGGAAATATATCATCATGGCATGCTACCTGCTGCAAAGAGAATCGGAAGACGCGTTGCCTTGCAAGATTACGAATATTTCTTCAAACCCTTGAATGGGGACGTTGTCCGGTGGACGTATAACAAAGACGGGACGGTCATGACCAAAAAACAAGTTGAGCGAATAAAAACACAAGAGGAAAAAATCTATCAACCTTTATGATATTAATTTAGTTCCTACTTTTCATTTCTTTTCCTTAAAATGGACAAACAAATGGTAGCAGGGTTTGACGTCCATGATATAGGCCAGATAGGGACGATATTTGGCATCATGGCTATTTTAATCACAACGTTTTTCCAGATAAGGTCATACAAGAAAGACCAAAAATTACAACAGGAAAAAAACAGAGATGCTATAACCAAAGAGATAAACGAAACTACCTGTCGCTTTTACGAACGAATTGAAGGCAAACTAGAAGCCATAAAGATCGCTGCCCTAGTTACGACTGACGATATCGCCGAATTAAAACGAAACCTTGAAGCCTTAAGACGTTATGTTCAAGAACTTGACAGGGACGGTACGATAGAATGGAAGAAAACGAAACCATTCATAATGACAAAGATAGAAGAATTGAACACAAAAATAATCGAATTAGAAGCCAGACTTGAAAGTTTCAGAATAAGAAAAGAGAAAATAGAGCACGAATTTAGGGATCAAAAAGCAACAGACCATGACAATAAATATAATTCTTAACGCAAGTACGCTAATAGCGTTAGTAATAGCCCTCGTGGCAGGCGGCTTTATAGCTGCTGATCTATACGATCTCGTTCACAATTTGGCCAAACAAAGTAAAACCAACGGTGTCGCAATTAATGAAACACTGCACACAATATCAAATTCAACTAGATCTACATTACATGAACTAGGCAGAACTTATGATCTGATCATCGATAACCAGCGACGTATCATCGACCTAACTAACTTGCAGATCAACATCACAAACTTCCAAAATGCTCACACTGCGGAAAACCTGAACCTGACTAAATTAAACAGAGCTACGCTTATAGATACAAACCATATCGCGAGAGAATTAGCGAAACGATTGAACATGTCAGATCTAAAACCATTCAACATATCGTCCACCACTTAAATACAGTGCTGCTCTAATAAAGGACGATGTATACATCAACAACGAAAAATATTACACTGGCGATTATGCTTGGTGCTATAGCCTCTTTGGTAGTAGCAGGAGCATCAATCGCTTCAGTAAGAGCGGACATTAATACGACTAAAGGCGTCACATTTGAAAAAACAAACACCAAAAACATCATTGTCAATCTTCCTGCTGGTAAAAATGGCAAGGATGGAAAGGACGGCAAGGATGGCACAGATGGTGTTAATGGCAGGGACGGTATCAATGGCGTAAATGGTACTAACGGTCAGGACGGTGCCCCAGGAAGGGACGGTATTAACGGCACTAATGGCCGAGATGGTATTAACGGCATAAATGGAACAAACGGTATAGATGGCCTGAATGGAAAGGACGGCATTAACGGAACAAACGGCGTCAATGGTCGCGATGGTGTGAACGGCACTAATGGACGTGACGGTGTAGATGGAAGGGACGCAACTGCAACGATCCTCTTGAACTTTACAAGCGGTCAAATAGTTTGCACAGTTGGAGCACCAGATACAATAGGATGTGTTGAAGTCAATTCAACAACCCCTAACGATAACGGTACTGTAGTTGTCCCGCCATCGGATAACGGAACTGTCGTGATTCCACCCTCCGATAATGGCACAGTGATTGTAATCCCTCCCGTCGATAACGGTACAACTGGCAATGATTCTGGTAGTACTGGCGGCGGGGTTGATAACAGCACGGTTCCTGTAGAGAACGGCGGATAGAATAGGTTCCCCCCTCTTTTTTTATAGTTCTTGTTTCATTCTTTAGTCAATTTAAATTCACATTGGATGAATTATTGAACATTGGGTTCGTCATATTTGGCGGATTCATAGGTGCAGCAATCATAACGTTATTCCCCTACTTTATGGATAAATCAAAAAGAGAGGAAGCAATCGTTATCATTAGAGATAAGACACCAGAAACACGCACACCGGAAGAAAAATTTCTTTTAGAAAATAAACTTCCCGGATTCTTTGACGAATACAAATACCGATTTAGTTTTGGTATCATAGGTGGAATTGGATTGGTACTTGCCTTTCTCGCAAATAATATCGATACCGTTAGCACATACACTAGCGGAGGTGCATTTGTAGCAGGCATGACGGCATCTGGATTCTTCTCAGCGTTAGCGGACAAGATAAGGGCAAAGTAAGAGAGAAAAAATGGTTACCACTGGAACGGGTTGGAGTTTAATTATTGCCGGTGCAATCATAGCCGCAATATTCGGCCTTGCTGCTTATGGGTATCTGGGGCCAATTCCGATCCCATTAAACACAGTATGTTCGATACTTTTTGGAGTAGGCCTAATACTGCTAATAGTTGGAATTATAATCGTGGTAGTGCTCGTAGTAAGGAAGGCAACAAACACCTAATTGTCCTCCTCCTATTACATCGAAGTCGGTGGTCGCTACGATCCGGACGTTGAGCAGGATCCGGACGCTCCAACACTACCCACTACACGCGGCTTCGGCCGGAAAATAGAAGGTAAGAACAGCAAGCAATTACCTCCTTAAACCCTCCTTTTTAATTTTAAAATATGGTGACTTACACTTTTGGCACAGATTTTATCAGCGTAACCGACGAGGTCAGACGACTTGCAAGAAAGGCAGTCACTGGAGATTTCACTGACCCTGAAATACAATCCTACCAGTTCAAAGTCTATTCACTTATTCGAACCATGTCAAATAAGGACGATTGGGATACCCTTGATAGGGAATACGGGGCGTTACAACTATACGAGACGGAAATAGCTGCACTATTAGTCAAGCAGCATTATGGCAATTCAACCCAATCTGCTGATGCAGAAGCGTCCCTTGAAAAAATGATAGGCACTTTACAGGGATTCATAGACGAGATAGATACCCCGATTGAGGGAGAAACGTCCAGAATAAGAAGGACGTCCTATAAATCATGGATTCTTAACCCAACCGTTGAAATTCCAAGGCATGGTTTGACTATCACATGAGCACCTTTGTCGTCCCTGAAATAGGAACAGACTTTACTAACCCCAAGTTTGGCAACCTGCTATGCCGGTATCTTTACGACGAATGGTCAATTACAACACCTACCGACATTGCAAAGCCTACGACGTTCCCTTCGAGCGATAAATTTGATTTCAGGACAGGATTTTACGGTTTTGATCGTCCTTACGAGGTATGCGTCCTCTATATGGAGACGATACCAGTTCAAATCCTATCAAGAAAAAGGTTACTTCTGAATTCAATCATGACCGTTAACCTCAGAATGCAACGAATAGATCGGGACGGTAGCGAAGTCAATGCCGAACTTGCATTAATGGAAGAAGAGGTGTTTAGAATTGCAATGCAATATCAAACTGCCCCGCAGGACGTCACCGGAATAAAGGACATGCTCTGGCAGGGCGTTAGGCGTGATTATTCATTAACTGACGAATGGTCGGAATCTGATTGGCGTTCTATCGTAACGATAAACTTGCAACATGAAAAGGTGAGCACAGTCTAATGGTGGAATCATTTACAGATTCATACACACAATTATCCTTCACCGTGACAGACATAGCAGACACCGGCATACAGATGATTCCTAGGCGATCGAATCGTTCGGGTGTAAGGAGACGATAGGCTATTTTTAATTCTCTAACTGCAAAATCAGGGGTTTTTATTTAGATTGGTATTCATTAAACGCCTTATCAACGCCGATCCAGGAAATGCCGATACGCTGGGCGGGGACGATTGGGATACTTTAGATTCGTATTTTGATAACACCGACATAACACCTAAAGTTGCGACCGTTAACACAATAACAAAATACCGGAGTACAAAATTACGTACTCAAAACCCTCTCAATACCTTCTCTTACATTACCGTTGGATCGGCTATCACTGCCGACAGGACGATCACAGAGCCGTTACTTGTAGCGGATGACGAACGAGTTTACAAAAATCACGCTGTCACTTTAGCGAGCAAAACATTGGCTTCCAGTTGCGATATTTCTGCTGTTGCAGCAACAACTTCGGTAAAAGGGGCAGTTGAATTAGCAACTGACGGGGAGAGTGCATCAGGCGTTGTTGTACAGGGCAACGATGCTAGAATGTCAAACGCCAGAACCCCTTCAGCTCATGCAACAAGCCACAAATCAGGACAATCTGATCCAATCAAACTTGACGAATTAGCTGCACCGACCGACGTAACGACACTAAATGCAACAACGTCCCTTCATGGTCTTTTAAGGAAACTTGATAATAACGCAGCTCACTTTTTGGACGGGCAAGGGAATTGGTCTGGAACAGCCGGCGGCCTATCAGCTGCGGACATTCTCAACATTCGTCCCGCTCTCTACATTCCACTATTCATTTATCCAAATCCTTTGGACGACTGGCAGAGAGTTGCAGACTTGAAAGCATTAGTTCCAGGTCTTCAAATTATCTGTACCATGAATCAAAACAACGGTGACGGTGCAGACAACACACACCCATTTACAGCAAGAGATACCGACTTCGGTAACGGTATCACGATATTGGACAACGCAGGATGTAAAGTATTAGGTTATGTGTATACTGGCTACGGAACCCGTAGTGCTGCCGTAGTGAAGGCCTGCATTGACGCGTATGTTACCTACTATCCGGAAGTGCGGGGCATATTTTTCGATGAAATGGACAATATAACGGGGCATGAAGCCTATTACGCCGACCTTGAAAGTTACGTCAAAACTACAAAGGGATTGGAATTAACCGTTGGCAATCCAGGAGCAACAACGCTCGCTTCCTACGCAACGATATTCGATACCGTCCTCGTTGTAGAGGGTGCTGGCATGCCTTCTGAAGCAACAGTAATTGCAGCAACGCTGACAGGTGCATATCCAAGAAGAAGGTTCGGAGTAATTCCGTTTAATATATCGTCATTCACAACTTATGGATTGAGAACTTTGTTAAAATATGCAGGACTTATGTATATACAATCAGATACGACCCCCAACCCTTGGGATTCACTACCCGACTATCTTGAACTGTTGGCAATAACGATAGGAAACGCCCAATAATGACAGTCTTTAAACAGGAGAAACAGAAATTCTATTGCGTTGCAGGGGACACTAAACCAAGCACGTTTAATGGCGTTGCTGTTCAGAATGGCATTGAATTAGTTGAAACCGATACTGGTAACGAATTTCTGAGAATAGGAGGTGCATGGGTGCAAAAAATACGTCCTCTTATTCCGATAACTGCGTTCCTTTCATCGTTGACGACAGCGGGTGTATTCTGGGTAGGGTTTGGAGATATAGCCGCAAACGGTGGCGAAGGTGACGCACAAGGGCAGGTATTTCCACAAGCCATTGTAGTTAAACGGTTTGACTGGTATATCAAAACGAACGCTCACACTGCCAGTATCAATGCTAGATTAAGGGACGATGGTGCTGACATTTCAAACACAACAATAACAGTCACAACAGGGGCGACGGGATTACAAACAACTGGGACAATTACGCAGGCAGTTGCAGCAGGTAGCAAAATTGCAATTCAAATAGATACAACTGGTGCAGGGACACAAGCACTTTTAGGTTACTTTACAATGTGGTTTTACCCTGTAATCACATAACCCCATTTTTTTTAGTTCCTATTGTTCTAACATAGACAAATTGCTATGTGTCACAGTTAAACTTCCCAGGAATTACTTCCGCATACGCTACTAATCCCCTTAGTTGGATTGTAGAACCAGCAGATGCATTCGGAGTAAAAATAACCGCCTCACCTTCTTATACCGCTGTCGCCCTTGCCGAGAACGTCGATATCACATTAGGTTCAACAACTTTAGATATTATGTCAGCAGGTTCTTTCCTGCGATATTCCATGCGAACAGGAGGACAGAACTTCCCGTTCCACATAGACGTTTCCCCGTTAGATATCAATTTTATTAAGATTGGAACAAACGTCCCCGTTCTTGCCAGCATAGGCACCAACGCCGGCTTAAACGCTTCCAGTTATCAATTCATTATGAAATACAAGCAGTCATACGGCACTGCTGCACTGACAGATACCTTCTTATTCCTTCTAGGATGCAGGTGTGCAAATACTACTATCAACGTCACTCCACAAGGCAAGGTTACCGTTGGAATGGATTGGATTGCAAGAGAAGTCACAGTGTCTGCCACATCAGGCCTGACTACCCCTACAATTCCAACACTGGCTTCAATCACAGGCCCTGTTATCATAGACGCGGACGCAGGATCATTGCCTTTGACTATAGACAGCAGCACTTATGCAACCAACGGATTCACACTTGGAGTAGATACTGGACTTATTACCCAAGCATATAACGGATCAGGCAAGATCGATATCTCTGCTCCGGGTCTTCACACACCAACCGGAAACTTTTCGATACCTGTCGGCTCTCATGGCCTATCGCTAGAAACGATCGCTTTATCTAATCAAACTGGAGTTGATATTGATTATACCTTCAAATCTGGAACGATGGTTGCTCATATTGCGGACGCTATCTTGGAAAGTGGCAGCAGAGCATTCCCCGGACAACCAAACAGCATATTGGAAAACCCATTCTCGTTTAAGGGTGTTAGTTGCTCGTTAGCGACAAGTTAAGTTAAATACGATGGAAGATAACGTCCTTCCATGGCGACTGCTGATCAGATAGCCGAAGCAACAAAGACCGCCGAAGAAGCCGCGAAAGATCCAAAAGTATCCAAGGTATTTGACGATTTAGAGGACGAATCAACAACAAATTATACTGAAGACTTTAAGGCACTTGTCCATTCTGATGAATGGAATTATGAAGGCGAAGTATTTCATTTCCAAATGCAGAACCATAAGCGACTAGGTGAATTAAAGAAACTGCAAAAACTAAAGTTTGACGAAGACGAAGATTGGGAAGGACATGTTGAGAACGTCCGCAAAAAAGCAAAGTTGCTAATAAAGGAAATGACTGACGATAAGTTTGACAATATCAATTTTGTTGATCTAGAGAATGTTGTTACTGCATGGAGTGCGAGAGCGAGGCGGGGGTTTCGTCGTACATTCAAAGTATCTTGAAACAATATACGCGTATGGACAGATCGGCTACGACGGAAATTCAGCCGAAAGAAGAATCAAGTTTCTTGACGACATGCTCGATAAGCATGCACTTCCTTGGGAGTGGGACTACGAAAATTATTCAGAGGAGAACGAATTCATGATTGGCAAATTTTACGTTGAAGACGTTGAAAATCTTAAGCAGTTACGCGGCTTTGAAAGTCAATATAACATAAGGCAATCTAAACAAAAATGAGTTTTATTGCTACCGGATCAACGGGCGTTGGAATAAGTGTGAAGGGCCTAGCCGAAGCTCAACGCGGTATTGAAGCCGTCATTAGAGAAGGGCCCCAAACAAGAATGAAGATTCACCGACTGGCAGCAACGTTCTTCGTTTTCAAGGCGAAAGAAAAAGTTCATGTTATATCAGGCGACCTTGGCCGCACTATTGAGGTAGAATCGATCACTCCGGAGAGGGCGATCGTTTCAGCAGGTAAAGGCCTAAAGTACGCTTACACGGAAGAGCGACGAAAAGGCAGCAGGAAAACAGCACCGCATACGCCACATGCCTATATGAAACCATCTGCTGTCGAAACAGCGAACGTTATGGGTGCCATTACGAAACAGGAATACGACGCACTTTGGGCGAAGCATAAATCGCTGTAATACTTCCCTATTCTGATAGATATCGTTTCTTAATTAGATAGTCCTTTGTCCGCATCTTCAGCACAGGGTGTTATTAGATATCAGGTAATGGTACAGGATAGTGCGACCCCAACCCTAACAAAAATTGATAACGAATTCAAGCAAATGGGGGTGCAGATTACAGCACTTGACCAGAGAATGAAGTCATTCAATTCTGCAATGAATACTAACACACGTACCTTTCAATCAAGTGTAATTCCAATAAAGCAACAAGGGGATGCATTTGCCAATCTTAACAAGAACCTTGTTGCCAATCAGACACAGATTACAACTCTAGGATCTAAAATTAAAACTACCACTGGCAATTTCGCCGGCTTTGCTACAGGTCTTAGTGCTACCGCTTCCGGTGTCCTACAACTAAATGCAGGATTTCGTGATTATGGAGATGCCCAGATTGCTGTTGACAAGGCAACGAGACGGTTATCTTTAGCGACTGAAGCACAAGCCAAGGCCAGAGATAAACTAGAAGGATTGCAAAGCAAAGGAATCAAAAGCGGTAAAGCACTAGCACAGGCACAATTAGATTTAAAACAAGCAGATGAACAGGTAGCAATTCAAACCCAGTTAGTAGGCGAGAGACAGGAGGATATGTTTGACGCTCAAACACAGTTCGTTGCTTCCGTTATCCCTGCAACGTTGGGAGCAGTCGGAACGTTAGGTTCAGCATTCAAAGACCTAGGTCTGAATATGACAAAGGTCAAAGGTGTGTTCTCTACAGTAGGAACAGGAATAACGGGAATAGTAGGCAAATTAACAAGCATGGGCAGCGGGGCTTCCGGTGCTGCCGGTGGAATAGGATTATTGACAAAAAGTGGCACCGGCCTCAGCGGAATATTTTCAAAAATCGGGACTAGTGCTGCCGGCGGAACTAAAGGACTGGGAGAATTAACAACATCGTTCACCAACCTTGGTACTTCCTCGACAATGTCTATGAAAAGTCTGGGTGGTGTAACTCCAACATTAACAGGACTTGGAAATAAGATAAAAGGTATCGGAACGTTATTCTCAGGACTAGGCGATAAGATAAAAGGATTAGGAAGTCTCGCATCAGGTTCTATTGGTGGTATCGGTGGATTAACAGCAGCATTAGGGCCATTAGCTATAGCAGCAATAGCAGCAGCTGCAGCGTTTGAAGCATATAGAGAAGGAATGGAATTGGTAGCCAAAAGCAACGACGATTTAAAACTCGCAGAGAACGCAAAACTTCTAACAGATCAAATAAATCTTCTCAATAAAGCATTCGAAGAAAGAAAAGTTAAACCAAATCAGGGTATCGCTCAATTTCTTGGAAGTATCAGCGGTGTTACAGAAATAGCGAACAAAGCATTAGACTTTACGAAACAGGAAACCATTGCTACTGCAAAACTCACAGCCGAATCAGACAAACTAAAGAAGGCTAAAGATGCGGTAACAGCAGCAGAAAAGAATTATCAAAATGCCCTCAAACAGGACAAAAAACATACTTTAGAAGTTCTCAACGATGCAAAAGCAGAAGTGGTCAGACTTCAAGTAATAGAGGATGCTATACCAGCAAACGAAAAATATACAGCATCATACAAGGCCTTGCACCCTGAAATAGTAAAAACTACTGATGTGATTGGTAAAACAACCGAACAATTAGAACGTGAGGCTGAAATTCTGGTCGTAGGCACAAACAGAATTCTCGGACAACAAAAAGCGATATCAGATTGGAACAATGCGAAACTGGCAGCAGCAAAAGCATCACAGGACGAATCAAAGAGACTAGAGGAAGAAAACAAAACAATAGGCACAAACAGAATTATTCAACGACAAAAAGAAATTTCCGATTTTAATGATGCTACCTTAAAAGCAAACAAAGCGGCGGCAGAAGAGTCTAACAGAATTGAACAAGAAAATTTTGTCTTAGGAACAAACAGGATTACTAAACGACAACAAGAACTTTCTGATTTCTTTGCTACTAAACTTGCGATGGCAAAAGCGGCGGCAGATGAGGAAAAGAGAATAGAAGAAGATCTTGCAACTGTAGGAACAAACAGAATTCTCGCACAACAACAAGCAATCTCGGATTGGAACAATGAAAATCTTAAACTGATTAAAACTTTTGGCGGACTTGACAAGGCAGTATTAACAAATGACGATATACGACAAAAACTTATAGACAAACAAACTGAATTAACAGACGGTTATAAAATAGAAGAGCAAAAACTTTTAGATCTTGCATTAGCACACGACGCTGATGCTGGTGCAGTGGCGAACCTTGTAGCCTTAGAAGGCGATCATATAGCTCAAATAAATGAGGTTATTGCAGTGTCTATTGACTATACGTCCGCTCTGACAGACCAAGCAAAGAACCAGAAACTAGTTTCAGAAGGATTCAGGGACGGTGTAATTCAGGCAAAAACATTCTTCGACGACCTTGTTAAGGGAACAGAACAGGAAGGGACATTCAATCAAGCTCTTGCAGACGGAGCAAAAACCCTTGGAATACAAACCAACTTGCTTGCCTTTTCCAGCGGCAAAATGCAGCAACTAGTCAAAGACGTCCACGAAACCGCTACTGGATACGACACTATGTCCCTTGCAATTGCAAAGAGTACGAACTTCCTACATGATAACGTCCTGATCGAGTCTCAACTTAGCAAAGGATTGCTGGAAGGAACGCAGGCAGCGGACGATTGGGCTATCAGTAACACAAAGGCAACAGCAGAAGCGTTCGCTTTCCATGACCAATTGGTAAAGATAACAGCAGACATGCTACAACTTCCAGTTCCAATAAACGCGTCTAATGAAGCATTACAAAAGGCAATGAAGACTTTTGAAGAAACTCACGATGCAGGATTAGCGTTATCAGAAATGATGACAGATAACCTGGCACCCGCTTTTGAAAGGGTATCGTCCCTTATTCAATCAAAGAGCATGAAGGAATTGCGTGACAACATAAAGAAATTAGAATTACCAAAGGGATTCACCCATGGTATAGACGACGCTTTTAAAGGATCTCAAAAGGCCGCCGAATCTGCTCGCAAGGTAGGAACCGCTATGGATATATTGACCACCAAAGGCGTGAACTTTAGCAAATCAGATCTTACCAAAAACATGAAAGCGTTCGGTAACGAACTGGATAGACTGTCCAAGGTTCATGGAACGTCACGCGAAGTAGATGCCCTTTTATCGTCACTGAAAACAATGTCCCCTCAAGAACTAGGTAAACATAGCAAATCCATGGAATTCCTCGTTGAGACTATAAACAAATTTGGATTCTTACCAAAGGACAAAGCAAAAGAATTCGTCGACATGTTCAACAAAGAGACCCCCAAAATGGGGCCTTCTGCGGAAACTGCTGCTAAAGGTATCGATAAACTTAATGCATCAATTCAAACCATTGTACAAAACAGTTCCCGTTTACAGGAACTTTCAAAATCGAACCCTGGTGCAACGTTCAGGGGAATGAAATTACCCAGCAAAGCGGATGGAAAAACCACTATCACAACAGATAACAGCGACGCACTGGCAAAAGTGGAAGCGGTAAAACAGGCTATTTCCAATTTAGAAAAAGTCCAACCCCAGATTGGTTTGCAGAATAGAGCCGCTTTCAGTGCTATTGATTCAGTAAAAAGCGAAATAGAGCACCTAGAAAAGATTCAACCTCAGATCGGTCTTCAAAACAGAGCCGCTTTCAGTGCTATTGATTCCACTAGAAAAGAGATTGCTAACCTAGAAAAAATCAAACCAGAAATCAGCTTACAAAATAGAAATGCGTTTAACGCAATTGACGCAGTAGGCAAAGAAATTAGAAAACTAGAAAAAATCAAACCAGAAATAAGTCTTCAAAATAGGAATGCCTTCAGTGCAATTGATTCAGTAAAAAGCGAAATTAACAAACTAGAAAAACTACACCCAAACATCAATGTCACTGTAGGTCTAACCGGGCCAGGTGTGAAATTCCTTGCTAAAGGTATGCATGGCATGGTGAGTAAACCTACCCTATTTTTGGCAGGTGAAGCAGGGCCAGAGCGTATCGATGTTAGTCCCGCTGGAGCAGGAGGAGCAGAGAAAGGATTAACATTGGATAGAGATGTAAATGTCCGTCCAACTAGTAACATTCAGAGGAATGACACTAGAGCTAGCAATCTGACAATACAGAATTACATTGACCTAGGAGGAGAAACTATCGTTCGCTCTTTCAAAAGGAGAATGGGCAACAACTTGTACATGTATGGGAGATAAATGAAATGTCGCAAGTAATAACGCTATCAAGATCAAACGCCTTATATGCAAAACCAGTGTCAGGCAGGGTCAAGTTCACTAACCTTGATGGGGACGATACCTACTTCACATGGTCTCCATTGGAGAACATTAAAGAACTGAACTTATTCTATCTGGATGCAGAACGAGCGGTATCTGAAACAGGGTCGTTCAACTGCGTCATAGAAGATTCAAACAACGTTTTAGCAAAAGATCACATAAGAAATGCCAGGGTTACTATTGAATTTGGCAGGACTGCTGCTACATTACAACCTTTCATGATAGGGTATGCAGACATATTCACCGATAGACGACCACGTTCTTATTATCAAGAATATCTTGTAACAGGGCCATCAACGAAGATTAGGGCGGCAGAACTTATGTTGCTTTTGAGAAAGGCAGCAGACGATCCACTGAACCCAAAATATGGCGTAGGCAATGTCGTCCGAGATTCTATGAGCGATAGAAAATGGCGTCCCCTGAACAGAGAGGATATCGAAGAGGTAACGAACTGGAATATTGATCTCGTTTCCGATGGTGGGGGCATATCTGATGAATTAAACAAAATTATCTATTCTAGAATTGTAGAAGTGCTTACTACTGAATGGGACTTTTTGGAAAGAATGTCCGCTCTAACAGGTGCACCATGGGACTTGGATTACGGCCCCAACTTTGAGGAGAAACTTACAATGGGTTATCCTTCTTCAAGGGGAACTGGCGTCGTTATCAAATCAAGTGACATTGCTTCTGCAACGGACAACCCGAATAAAACTTCATACCTTTGGAGCGAACTTAACATTGAAGACAACGCTTCTGCTGACGCGGGCGTTGCTACCCGTCTTTACACTACTACAATTATAGACGAACAAGTAGTAAGTTCACAAAACACAAACGCAGGATCTATGACGCTTGTAGATAAAGCAATAGCACAGCAATTGACCGTTGAGAATGATCAGCGACGTATCACAGATCTTTTGTTTATTGTGTCAAAAGTAGGAGAACCAACTTCACCAAACGACCGAGTTAATGGAGATCTTGTAATGGATAGCGGTGACAATAAACCAACAGGCCGAACACTAGCAACATTCAACATTCCCATAGGCGACATAAAGACCACCCCAACTAACATTTTCGTAAATGATATCGATACCAAGGTTCGCTTTTTGCAAGGCGAAAACAAAATCTGGATTCGACTTTTTCAACGTTCTGGAATAAAAGGCAATCCAGACGGTGACGCAGCAAACACGATAAAATGGCATCATAACGGTGTTACAGGTGCGGTACAGAATAGTTATACTGCCATCAGTACCGGGGTCGGTAAAGGTGATTACAAACTAAAAGATTCGCTTGTCTGGGCATCAGATAACAAGGGGCCGATATTCTGCTACTCTGTCCTTTCAAACATCAGAAGATTGCAGGCAAGAACCAACCCATCTCAGGCCAAACTGATTCGATTAAAGGAAGCGTTTGTAGATACTAGTTTTGTCACGCAGATCGGTGAAGCAAACCTGCTCTTATCTAAAATCTTGAATCGTACTTCAAAAGCACGACGTTCACTATCAGGCCTACGGGTCACAATACCAGTTGATTTCCTATTCAAACCCTATCAGGTGATATCGTTCGGTGACAGTTTAAGCAACGAATTTCAAGAACTTGGAATCCAAAGGGCAAGGTACGTTCTCTCAGCACTGCCAGGCGAAGGCAATCCTATGGGAATGATGAATTGCGAAGTGACATTAGGAGGTTCATTTAATGCACTTATTGGGAATTGCTCTTGTCTTTAGGTCGTCCGGCTCTCCCTAATAGGCAAGGTAGGGGAGACTTACGCTACTTGCCATTGCCATTTGACCGGACATTATAGTTCTCGTTTCACTTTGGGATAAACTTTTTGTAATCATGATGAATGTACAGGGTGTAGAATTACACGGCATTAGTTATTCCGATATTCAAATAATGTTTGAACAGGCAGTCGCAGAAGCAAAACCATTCAAACCAAATCTAATCTATTTTGATGTTGCCTACCTCTACACATGGCATTTAGAGGACGTCCCCTTTATCGGAATGTTCACCGAGGAGATCAAAGATGCACAATATACCGATTCTGATGGCATCCTGCGTAACCCTCTCCAAATAGAATGGCATCGTCGCCTAGAAACGTGGCATTCTGGCGGCTATGTCGAACTTTATGGCAAATGGATAAGGCCGATAAAAATTGTGAGGACGGTTGATAGGGTAGTAAACGAATTCATGGAACGTATTGCAGCTGCAATGGCCGGACAAGGTGACTTTGCACCCATGAAATTTCATGCCATAGGGGACGGTGCTGAAGCAGGAACGTCCGCTGCACCATCCGACACAACATTAGTTTCTGAATTAGATAGGATTGACGTTACAAAGGACAAGGGCGGAGGCGGCATAACGGTCGATGGCAGCGTGTTTATGTGCATTGGTAACCATGATACTTTTTCCCCAGGTGGAGATCTAACTGAAATGGGAATGTTTGACAGAGAACTACCCGGCTCAGGTGCAAGTGACGTTCCTATTGTGGATGACAGAATGGGCGATCATAGCATATTCCCTGATGAAGTAGAGCATACCGCTGGAAGCGACGCACCAGGCGGAACGATCGTTGTCTATCAGTGCTCTTCGTGATCATAATGTCTTTTGAGCGAATAGAGGACGATGAACTAGTACCCAACTTTTCAGGCATGTGTCCTGATTGTGGGACGACTATGGTTCATATTCACGATTTAAGATGCCTTGAATGCGATAACAAGAGGGTAGTATTTTGTCCTCTTTGTCAGAAACACTGGAGGCTTAAACTTACGTGAGTATTGATTTCAGGGGACTTAAACCACGTTCTGATGACCCACTAGCACAGGTATTCACAGAGCTGCAAAAGAAGGTCGCCAAATTCATAACGTCGCAGCAAACAGATCTTATCGATTCCGATAACGAGGACATTTACACGGATGGTCAGGACATGGATTCCGTTATCAAATATCATTCCGAATTATCCTCTCAACAATTATTCAGTTTTGATAAGAAATTCTTTCCTCCAAGCGACGCAGTGATGGTAAAAGGTTGGTGGCGTTCACTTGACCTAGGTAACGAAGTAAAGGACAGATCTTCCAATAATCACACCGCACAACTATATGGAGATCCAACACTGGTGGACGGGACGATCGATCTCGGGATACACACCAAAGGGACGAAGAGCATTGCCCGCAGAATGAACAGACCAACTTCAGAATTCCAAAACCTCGAGTGGATGCAGATTCCCGATCACGCTGATTTCAGAATAAGTTCGCTTACTACCGGCATATCGATATTCACTAGGGTTCGATTTCAAGGCCTAGATGTAAATGGAAACCGAGATCCAACCATATTTGAAAAACTGGACGATTCAACACCTAATAACGCTTACATGCTGCAAGCAAAATCAGACGGGCGTCTTGTTTTCATAGTAAAGAAAGGCGGCACAACCTACGCAAAAGAAACAACTGCCCCAACAGTGGCTTCAGGTGCAGTTTATGATATCTGGGCAGTTTTTGATATTGCAGACAATTCAATTCACATTTATGTCGACGGAACAGAACGAGCGGTATCTAACTTTGCAGGGACGGTAAACTGGCAGACAACGTTAACAAATCACGACCTATTTGTTTTTAGAAGGGGCCTTGGTGACGACGGAGGATTCGTTTATGGTGACTTTTATGATTTAAAATATTATCCAGAGTACGTTGTTTCCAATCTGGACGTTCAATATCACTTTAACAACAAGTGGACAATAACAAACATTCCATTTGGCCACGTTATGATAACAAACTATTGGGCTACGTTCGGAACAACTCCGGCAACGCCACTGTGCTCATTCAGCGAATCGTCCTTCACAACAACATCGTTCAATGTTTGCATAGGTGGCGGTGGCGGCGGAGGTACGACAATATGTTCCTTCAGCGAACCATCGTTCACAACCTCATTCAACGTTTGTGTTGGTGGCGGCGGTGGCGGCGGAGGTACTACGCCAGGGGACGCATTTGATGACATTGCTTTCGATGAGGCCGCATTTGACTAGTTTTACTTCTCACGTCCTTAAATCAGGGAGTTCGATGTATTAATGGTCTTTAAGCGGACAGGGCTTACAGGTGGCGGCCCCAGTCAATTAGGTGGACAGGATTGGGATCACTTCGTCGATTATATGGAGGGCGTTGCCGATGTTGAAAACCCTGATATTAATTCGAATACTTCGTACCGATCAGGACGTCTACGAAAGAGAGGGACAGGCGGCATATTCTATTACATTGAAGATACTGCTGCAATCACAGCGGACAGGCATGTTGCCGAGCCACTTCTTGCGGCTAACGATACCCGTCTTTATCAAGCGGCAGTTCAACCCATAACAAACAAAACAATCAACGTTCCTTCTAACACTGTCACTAACATAGGGGACGCCAATATCGCAGCTCATACCAGCACAAAGATATCTATACTTTCCAAATCACTTCTTAACACTTCCATAGGATATCAGGATCAGGCGAACACATGGGCAGGGATTCAAAAGATGGAAGTCCCTATCAAATTAAAGCCTGGAGCTATACCAACAACCGATTCAAGTTATGGCCAATTGTGGCCTGATTCTGGAAATTCAAACGCCCTCACTTACAGAAAACCCGATGGCAGCGTTGTCGTTTTAGGTAGCGGCAGCGGCGGAGGTGGGGGAGTTGGCACAACAGGGCCGGCAATTTATATCCCCTTATTCGTTTACCCAAACTGGTACGCGGGTGCTTCATACAATTGGACACCGCTTATCAATGCCATTTCGACATACCCCTCATTACGTTTCGTGGTAACGATTAACGTATTCAACGGGCCTGATACGTCGGCTAACACAGATTATCGTGATCACGGCCTACTTGATTTAAGAAACGCAGCAAACGCAGCAGGCACAGATCTTAAAATCCTAGGATATGTTTTCACTTCCTACGCTGAAAGATCGCAGGCATTAGTAGAAACAGACATTGATAGATGGTTTGCATTTTATCCCGGACAACTTGACGGAATTTTCTTTGATGAAATGGAATATGTCCCTGGACAAGAATCGTATTATGTTACCGAAACCGCTTACGTTAAAAGCAAAGCGTGGGCAGGCATAGTTTGGGGTAATCCGGGCACAACTTCTACCACAGGATACGCGGCAACAGTAGATACAATAATGGTTGTCGAAACAGATAACGGTTCCAGACCAAACACAGCACAAATGTTCACACGTACTTTTAGCGGTGCATTTCCCAATTCAAAATCAGCGGTTCTTATCTACAATCAGGCATCTTTTGATGCTGCCTATGTTGATTCTACAATCGTCCCTTATGTAGGATACTACGAAGCGACTAACGACGTCCTTTCCAATCCATACGATACGCTGCCAACCTATCTTAATACGGAATGTGCCAAACTTGCTTCATTAACCACAAGCGGCGGAGCATCAAGTTCTGCTGCGTTTATCACCATGGCATCGGATGGGTCACTACCATCAGAACGTGTCCTAACAGCAGGTGGCGGAATATCGCTTACAGATGGAGGGCCTAATTCAACTGTAACACTGGCATCAAAGAACAGGGTAATAACACGGCTAGTTGCTGAACAGGACGTTGTTAATACAACGACCGAAACTGATATTCTTGCTTATTCTGTGCCTGCCGGTACGCTAGGAACAGACAAAGCTCTACGCGTTCAGATACTGGCCGATCATGCTAATTCGTCCGGTAGTGCAAGAACATTCACTTTAAGAATAAAATACGGTGCTACAACAATGTATTCGGACGCTTCCGTTTCGATACCATCAGGCGTAACAAGAAGACCAATATGGATTGATTTAATATTGTTTGCCAAGAATTCGGCAACTTCACAAGGAGTACTGGCTAATATCAAAACAGGACATGCGACAACTCCAACAACCGGCCTCGGTAACTTTGGTGCTACTGATACTACAGATCTCGCAACAGGGACAGTTATTGGAGTAAATGCAGCAGAGAATTCTGCTTTGGCAAAAACATTGTCTGTTACAATACAACATTCAGCAGCTGCTTCAACGATATCTTTCAGGCGACTTTATGCAGTTGTAGAGGTGCTGGACTAGAAAATGACGTTCGGATTATGGGGGCCATGGACTAATCAAACCCCCGCTGATTCTTCCAAACTTAACGGAATGGAAGTAATTTCGGGGCCGGGATTAGACCTTGAATCCTTAAACAAATCAGAATTCAGGATCGTTTTCTGCACGGAGGACGGTGCAGAATTATTAAAAGATCATACCTACGCTATTGATACAGCAGCAGAAATATTTATCGACATTTCTACCACCGGAAGTCATACTCATAGCGGCGTAGGCGAGGGAGGGGACGTTGTAGATATCTTCCGAGCGAACTCTCTTTTTACAATACTACAATTAACAAAGACAAACGATCTCAAAAAGGCAAGTTGGTTGGAAACTGCTGGTGGATCTGGAACAGCAGAAGATACAATAGACGGCACCAGTGGCGAACGTTCTATAAGGTTGAGGACGAACACCGTAAGCGGCGACGCTTATACAATCCAATATCCTCATTTGCAAATTGACTTCTCAAAACGTTCGTTCTTCCAGTTCAAAGCAAGGATTGAAACAATGTCGTCCCTTGCTTTACATAGCGGCGTTAATTGCGATACCGTTACGATAGTCGATACAAACACTGAAAAATATAATGCCGAAATCTGCACAGTCACTAGCACCAGTTGGTATCTTCGTTCTGGAAATGGTAGCAATAAAACAAGCAGCGATACTGGCGTAACAGCAACGACAAGCAGGGTTGGAATAAGGATTGAACATTATCCTGATATCGGTGTGCCCGAAGTTGACATGTATGTTGACGCTTCAGATATATTCCAAAAAACTTCCCACGTTCCGATGTCAGGCGTTAGTGCAGATAACAATCTCATAAAGCATTCAATAAAGAATTCTACCACCGCAGACAGGCCTTATCATATCTATGGTTCTCGTATAGGATATTACGTGAGTGACAACTGGATATGACGCAGACGCTATTTAGAAAGAATGTCGTTATACGGGGTCACGATTTTAGGTCGGTTCCACTAGTTCAAGGTCTTGAAAAACTGAACCGGCTAGTAGATAACAATGAAAACAACGTATCTTTAATGGGGACGAAATCCCAGATTAATAATTATCTCCAAGACGCTCCTATTGTATCAGAGCGTTTGAGGACATTAAACAGCGTGCCAAAAATGAGGATAATTGGCACCAAAAAGGTGACGATACAATAATGGCAGGCACGTCTTTTGTAAAATTCTACAAGTCAGCAAGCTCCGGCCTTGGCGGGGCAATATCTGGAACCCAAATTGTGGACGCTACCTTTAACAATTTCTTCGGGAACGTCCCTCGAAACGAACAGGTCGCAGGTGAGGATTATTTTCTTTGCATGTATGCTAAGAACACCCATGACGTTGACGCCATGGATAACTTTGCATTCTGGCTCGACCATGATTCACCACCCCCAGATACAACCATAAAATGGGGACTTGATGCCGCAGGCAAGAACGGCACCGCTCAAACAATAGCAAACTTTTACGCATCGCCTACTTCGGTAACCTGGCATGCAGTAGGGACGGAGCCTGCAACGCCAAACATTGGCAAATTAGAGGACGGTGATTATTATCCTATATGGGTTTGGTGGCATGTGGACGCTAACGCTGTTTCAAGAATAGACGACACGGCCGTATTCAACTTTACATTCTTTATACCTGCTGGCGGCACTGGTGGCGGCGGAACAGGGGGCGGCACTGCTACAATGGATCGTTTCGGTATTCGTCAGATATACGCTACCAAATCAGGAGGGCGAACATACACTTCAAACTGGGATCTTCCTGCCACTACAACTCACCAATGGGACGGGACTTCTGGGCAGGACTTTGGCAACTTTGATCCTCAAGATAACATGGCGGATCTCGTCTGTCCTGCAACAAATAGGGCAATAGTTGACGCTGAACAGGACGTCCTGATTGCAACTACCAATTCAAACAAGAATTCATGGCGTTACTATGTCAAAGACCATCTGGACGACGAAACGTCCTCAACGTGGAAATGGGATCCAAGTCTTGAGATAACAGTCTATTACAAAGCAATAAGCGATTATGACGGTGGCAGTATTCACGTTCATTGCAGAGTTATGGGGCCTACTGAACACTGGCTCGCATTAAACACATGTAGCGGAGCAGGTCACGAATACAGTTACGAAATTAAAAAGAATCTCGTCAACCAATTTAGAAAAGAAGAATTCCATATTGAACCTGATTCCGGATACTGCGACAACATAGAATTTGACGATAATACTGCACCCTACAATCAATGGATCGGAATGAAACTTTGTACTCATATAAAGGGGACGAAGATGCTTGTCGAAGCGTTCAAAGATTTAACTGATGGTGCTAATGGCGGAACGTGGGTGAAGAAAGGAGAGATACTTGATGACGGGACGAACTGGAAACTGGCTACTCAGAACGATATCGATAACTATGCAAGTCTAGCAACTGGCACCGGCAACTGTACAAAGATTCCAACAATGGATCAAGCACTAACCATGGCCTGCTCTGCTGTTGGATTAAGGGTTGATAATACACTTGTTCATTTCAAAAAGTTCTCTGTCAGAGAGATCGATCCTGATGATGAAGGATCAGGAGGCGGAGGAGGGACTACACCACCCCCAGATCCAGGCGGAGGCAATCCACCGCCAACGCCGACAAACTGGAAGATGGCAGTTGCAGGTGATTGGGGATGCGGTAGCGTTACTAATAGCGTTATCAATCTCTGTAAACAATATGATTTCACAATGGGCGTTGGGGACAATGCTTATGCATCTGCTAGTTGTTGGACGTCCGCTTTTGCAGTACTGAAACCTAAACTAAATTCGGCCTATGGAAATCACGAATATCAAGAATCTGGCGGGATTGCTCCATATAAGACATTTTTTGGCCACTCCAAAACCTACTTTTCATTTAACTTCCAGAACGTGCATATCGTTGTTATAGATAGCAACATAAACATGGACGCAGGTTCAGCACAACACGACTTTGTAACCGCTGATCTAACCGCAGCATCGGCCAATTCCTCAATAGACTGGATCTTTGCTGTGCTTCATCACCCCATGTTTGGGGCATCTTCAGACCACTCCTACAATGATCGCAATTCAGTGCAGGCATTCCACTCGTTATTTATGGCTCACAAAGTAGCGTTCGTTTTCGCAGGACATAACCATAATTGGCAACGAACGAACAAAGTAGCATACAATTCAGGCAGTCCTACAAACCCAACAAACGTCGATACCAGTTCGCCTTTTGTAAACGATACTACAGGATTCATTCACGTAGTTACCGGTACCGGAGGACACGACAGCGGCGGCGGACTTTACAGTTTAGGCAGTCAACCAGGATTCCAGGGATTCCAAAACAGAACCCATAACGGCATATATGAGATCGTTGCTTCAAACAATGGCAAAACGCTTACCTGTTCGTTCGTCGATAAGGACGGAACGAGCAAGTTCGATACGATTGTCTATAACAAATCCTAAGTTAACTAGGATTCAACTGCTTCCAGATGTTATGAGCATCGTCCCTTAATCCGGTATACAGGCCGTTCTCTCCGGAATCCTGAACGTGTTTGTTTATGACCTCTTTTATATCAGAGATGTTGATATTGCTCAACTTTCGCCATTCTTCATTGGGACGAAGTGTCAGATCCTTTATGCGAATGCCTTCCAGATCACTTTGATTCTTAAACTTGGGATGGTTACCTGCGGCCTTTTTGATTGCGGCTATTTCGTCGTTTGAGATTTCCATTATGGCAACGGGACGATTCGCTTTGTCCTTTTCTGTCGAAACCATTTTCATAATGTATGTTACTTCTCAACGTTGTTATTAAAATAACCTCTTCATTGCCCAAAGATCGTTTTGGAAATCCATTTTTCTACCCATCAAAACCAGGTGGATATTTCTATGAAATGTCAAATAACCCCAAGAGCGATCCCGATGTAGATTGGCCTTCGGAAATGTCGTTCTCTGGTGGCATAGCAATCATGAAACCAAATGGAGCTACTGATTTCGGAATTGGGAAAAACATTGCCGGCTTTTCTGATTCTATCGGCGGATGCAACATGGACTTTAAGGCCACTGCCAAAAGGGGATATTCCTACAAAGCGGACGATGCACGAGATATCGAATACAAATGTTGGATGCGTGTCCCTGGCAACCTGTCTAGTTCACATGACGGTTTTTCAATTTCTTTTTGTACAGGACACCACAACGGATCAAATTGCTGTCAGGGATTCGCTTACATGGGTTCGATGGACGGTATCAACTCCAACCCTACAAAATTCCGATTTAGAAAGGAAACAACACACCCTAATTATGAAGATTCTTCTGAGGGGACATGGTCACACCCTAAATGTAATTTCAAGGTAGCAGGGCATGATTGGATTGGCTTTGGAGTATGTCGTTATAATAAAACGATATCATTTGAGGATGGGAGCAGCAGGGATTCCGTAATACTGGAGATATGGTTCAATCCAGATCCAACAAATAATCCTGATGATTGGACAATGCTTAAGCGAACTGAAGACAAACTTGGCAGGGGTTGGACAAGCAAGCCGAATGCCTGTAACGGTGACAAAGACCAGATAGGTACATGGTCTGGTGCTCAAAATAGAATGAAAACAAATTCAACTTCAGGAAGTATTGAGTTTAACGCTGTCACTTTACGAGAGATCGATCCGTTCGGCACGTTTGAAACCCCACCGCCCCCAGATCCAGGCGGAGGGGGAGGGACAGGATCCGGAGGAGGCGGAACGCCAGGGCCGCCATCATATTCATTTGCTTATAAATTTGGAACTCACGGAAGCGGCGACGGACAGTTTCTAAACCCACACGACGTTTCGTTCGATGCGGCAGGGAATTGCTTTGTCTGTGACAGAGATCGGAACGATGTGCAAAAGTTCACCCATGACGGTGCTTTCATATCAAAATTTGGCAGTTCGGGTTCAGGCAACGGGCAGTTTAACGTCCCCTATGCAATACAGCATACACCCGATTTCGCGAATATCTACGTCATGGATAGGGACAATAATCGTATTCAAAAACTAGATGCTGATGGCAATTATGTATCAAAAATCACAACTGCTAATGGCACCGCCCTCAATTCACCCGAAGACATTTGTTTCGACGGACTAGGACACTTCTATTTTTGCGATACGGGGAATAACAGGGTTGTGGAAATGGACGCAAGTACACATGCTTTCATAAGGGAATGGGGCAGTAAAGGGAATGGTAACGGTCAATTTGATCACCCTCATAGCATGGACATGGGCCTTGATGGAAACGTATATGTGAATTCAGGAAACCAGGCCTACATACAGGTCTTTACCCCGACAGGGACGTTCATTCGCAAGTTTGCAAAATCAGGCACACACGACGGCGAACTGTTGACATTCCTAGAGCACATGGACATTGACACAAAAGGCAGACTTCACATTATCAACAATAACGCCCGCCCTATAGTTTCGGTGTTCGATTGTGCAACAGGTAACTATATTACAAAATATGGAAGTCCTGAAAAGGAAGGCAGTGCTAACGGCCAATTCAAAGAACCTGAACACGTTACCTGCGATTCTAACAATAAACCATTCGTCGTTGATTCATCCAATTTCAGAATACAGGTGTTTAATGTATTAGAACCAACGCCAACGCCAAACCCAGATCCAGGCGGTGGCAGCGGCGGAGGTGGAGAACCAACCGAACCATCCAAAGTCAGGGGTCAGTTCACCTTGAAGAGGGACATTAACATAAATCGTACCGATCCTTGCGAAGGTGGCGGCAGTAGTGGAGGCGGCAGCGGTGGCGGTGGCGGCGGAAGCAATCCCGGACATGGGGTAATCTACGACGCATTTCCAGATCACGATAAGCAACTATCCGATACTTCAGCATGGACGTTCCGAACAAGGGTGGCAGCACAGATTAACAAGACAGGCAGCGGTGCATATAACAAAATATTAAAGCAGTTAAACGTCCCTCTCAAAAAAGTAGGAAGTCCCACGTCCGCTTTTTCGGTTACGGCAGTAATATGGGACAAAAACAATGCTGTAGTATATACCTCGCCTACTGTTGTGGATCCGTCCACCTTGCCAACATCGTTCCCTTCAGATTCCAATAGTTGGCAGATATTCAGTTTTAGCGGAAACACTCACGTATTTGTCCTAGGTGATAGGGTAGGCGTAAGATACTTTGCTGACACTCCAACATCGGACGTTAATTATGTCGTCGCTGGATATGAAAACGTAGCTTCAGAAGGCAACGTCACCGAAATACAATATGAGAGCAGCGTTTGGAAAGAACATATTGATCGCGATTTCGCATGCATAATGTATGACTGAAGCAACTAAAACTTATTGCCATCCGTTTTTAAATAGGGAATATTGGCAAAAACAAAACAAAAAGAAATTGTTGTTGTACCGGAACGAAAAGACCTGCTGTTCGATTCTAATGTAGATATCGATTGGGCAGCGGTCGCAAAACTTGTACCAAAAGGACAAAAGTACTTCAAGGTCACAAATTACTTTGGCAGTATTGCAGCAAACGGCAAAGGATTCCACATGAACGCATCAGGCCACCCGAGAATGTTGCTTTTTCCTGAAACTAAGGAATTGATTCTCGAACACGATGGCAAATTCGGCAGGGCGTATTTCGCAGTATGCAATTATGAATCTCTGCTAATGGCAGACTTCATGCTAGACAACCCGAAAAACAATGTGAGTTTCAAAGATCGTTGCCGTCACCAATATCGAGATCTTGTAAATAAAAAAGCCACCGACAAAGAAACGCAGGGTGGACAGGGGACGTCCTTTAGTGGAACAAAGGTTGACGCAGATCTGGAGGTTGTGCACGGCACCGAAATTTCAGGCCCCACAGCGAAACTGAATCCAAAACTGGCAGGAATGAAGTGGTATTCTATGAATTTCGCCCAGTTTGATTATAAAGGCAAGATCCATGTAGTCGATTCGCTTGATCGAAACGATGGCAAAGGATTCCAAATCGTGAATGAAGGGGACGTAAAAGCACCAAAACAATTCTTTAACAGAGCACAATTCGAAGAATGGTCAGAATTCTGGTTGAGATTAAATGCTCCAAAAGGTGGCAGGGTAGTCTTTAAAAACATCAAGTTGTATGAACTTTAACATGACAAACAAAATTTCGATTTCGCACATACCGATCACGCAACGAACATGTTCGAAATGCAATGGACGACTAGAAGTCAAAGATAACGAAGCCATACTTGAGGACGGTAAGCTGAGCCATCAGACATGCCCGTCTCAGTAGCAACAGAATCCGAATTCAATAGTCTGGCATCAGCAGTTTCTGCAATAAGTGACAGGGTGACTGCCACCGAAAAGGATATCGCTTTACTAAAAACACAACCTGCCCCCTCAACTACTGGAACCGGCTTCTATTGGCCAGGGTACGTATATCCAACTTCAACCTTATGGACGACGTTTGTAAACATGGCAAAGGCAAACCCAACAAAGAAATTTCTCATTGCAATTAACCCAAATTCAGGCGTAGGATCTGCCAAAGATACAAACTATGTGAATGGAATAACGTTACTTAGGACAGCACCAAACATTCTCATTATCGGATATGTTTATACAAGTTACGGTGCAAGAAGCGATGCTGCAATAAAGGACGAGATTGACAAATACAAATCATGGTACGGCATTGACGGCATATTCTTTGACGAAATGTCAAACACCGCAGGCAAAGAGCAATACTACAAGGACAAAACCACTTACATTCATTCAATAGGCATGAAATTAGTTATGGGCAATCCTGGAACCGATACCTCGTCCTCTTTTGTCGGGACAGTGGATAACATAATCATATACGAAAGAGCAAACCTTCCTTCAGTGGACTTGGTAAAAGGATGGCACCTTAGCTATGACAAGAAGAACTTTTCCATAATCCCCTATGCAGTAACGACCCTGACCACGCAACAGGTAAAAGACTTCGTCCCTTATGTTGGTTGGATATACATAACAAACGACATATTGCCTAACCCGTGGGACAGCATGACAACACATTCAAACACGATCCTAGCCGCTCTTTAATTTTTTTAAAAAGTCGGCTGCCAAGACAAACAGCCCCATTTTTGCAATAGGTGTCATCAGACAGTACGGACGATCCCCACGCCCAAGGACAAACGTGATCAACAAAGGGTACCCAGTAGTTGACGATATCGCTACCCGCAGTGCTGACGAACGTCTATTCCAATACTTTACTTATCGTCCCTCTTGCTAATTAAAATTATGTTAGATGGAATATGGTATTTACTTGCGTTTTATTACAAGATTTTAATCAAAGATTTGCAAAAAATATGGGAAGAATTCCTTATGCTCAATTTGAACAAAGACTATTATCCGTATGCATTTGAAACACGCCAAAGTCCACCGTCTTTTTTCCTGCTACAATAGTCTTGTAGTGCGTGACTGTTTCGCCAGTTATGCTATCAGTAAGTTCTATCGTTACGTAAGTTCGAATCTTGTTTTCGTTTGTAGAGGACGTTTGCTTTATCTTGGCAATATCATAATACCAAGAAAACTTGTGCGTTTCTGAAGGGCCTGAATCTGGTTTGTCGTTATTGGGTATTGTCTCTTTGTTCAAAAGGACATGATTGTTATTCTTTGGCGTCGCTCTTGCATAGTATTCATGATAACAATCGCTATCGGACATAATAACGCCTATGATCTTGTTGTTCGTCCGTTTCGTGAAGAATGGTTTTGCTTCTGTTGTTGTTACGGCAATAGACAATAGAGCCGCCATAAGCACTATTGCTATGAATATTTTATTCATTGATAACACTAATGACACTAGTATTATTTATATATCCGTATTATAACCTACACTTCACATGAAAAGAATGCATGTAAACATAACAATGCCGGAAACGGTGTTGAAAAAAATAGACAAGCAACGAAAAGATATGCCTCGTTCAAGGTATATTACACGTTTGCTTGAACAAGTGCTCGGCATTCCCGAGAAGGAGCGGACAATTTATGACTGAAGAAAAAAAACGGGACGTTGAATTCGCTGATAGTAAGAAGGACGTCCCAAATAAAGATAGCGTAGAGGACAAGATATGAATACAGCTCAAAGTGTCGGCCAAGATAGATTGCAATCTGCAATAGGCAGCGTCACGGCATTACGAAACGAGATAAAAGAAAATCCTGACAACTACAGGGAAGCAGAAATATTATACCAGACTTTAAGCCTGCTAACTGAACTTAATCAGTACTTCGGTGGCGGGTATTTTTCAAAAGAGTACTGGATAGAAAAGATCGATAACATCAAAGCGGTCGCGAACGATATTGCAAGAAGCAAAGGGTGGGGACAATAAGATGACAAGCAGATATTGTAAATACCTATGCGGCACCTTGTTGGAAGGATTCGACGAAGAAGAACGAAAATATAAGGAAGCAGAAACCGGATACCTCCATACGCAGGATCGTTGCGAAAAAGCAAAGAAGGATAAATCAGAGAAAGCGACGCAAACCGAAACGTCCAAGCAGAACGAGGAGAAGATAAAGAACGGCAACGCTTCAAAAGGACAATACGTAGCCAACAACCCTCTTCAAACAGGAACTGCTCAACAAGGCTATGTAGATCACACAGCAAAGGGAAACTCCCAAGTTGTAATTTTTGTAAGCTCGGACGAACAAATACTTGAAGAAGCTTACAACGTGTGGCTGAAAGACAACAAGGGCAAAATCAAAACACAAGGGGCACAATATCAAATGTGTTCGCATGGGGACGATCTGAAGTTCTCAATCGCTCTCTATTACGAGGAGGTGGAACAATAATGAGACATGATTGGGTTGTCAATAGAAGCAACGAGATCAAGAGATTAGCAAAGCTCTACCAGAACAAAAAGGCAGCGTTCAGGGAATTGGTTACCAACTCCATTGACGCCTACGAAAGAAAGGACATTCTCTACGCCCAAAAAGGCCAGCAATGCACCTCAGAGAAATTCATCAAAGTGATGATGCCGGAAGGGACGTCAGGTACGAAGTTCGGATGCGTGGACTTTGCCACAGGTATTGAAGATCTTAAGCAATTCTCCAAGTTGTTTGAGTCGGCAAAGCAGGGAGAAGCCCTGACTGCAGGTGAATTTGGTATCGGTCGCATTGCATGTTTTGGCCTAACTATCAACATAGAAGGCTATCTTGAATACATAACAAACAACGGAGATGTAGAACGCGTCCTGACCGTAGATACTGAAGGCTTTGACGACGACGACCCTGTAAGCAGTAACAATGGCAGATTGAAAAAGCAGGGTTGCTGTGTCTTTGTCCACAAAGTCGATATGTCCTTATTGCCAGCAACGAAAGATCTTGTCAAATACCTCAGCGGTGTGTTCGGATTGCGAATACTGAGGGATCCCAGGCTAAAAATCCTCGTAAATAACGAAAAGATTGGAATCAACAAAGAGCTAGAATCATTCAAGAAGGTCATATTGATCGCTGAATTCTACTATGACGAACAAAAGGTCACTGTCGAAGGCAACATTCAAGCATACAACTCTGGCACAGGGAGCCTTTGGATATACAAGAAGAATATCCGAATTGGTAACACGGTCAAAGATATCGGTCTTGATTATCATGTCAAAGGCTGGATAAACTGCGACAGCTTTGAGCTGACAGGAGGACGCGATGACGTAATAGAGGACGCTTTGTATGAAATGGTCAAGAAGGGAATACAGCAATTCTTGGAGAAGGGCAACTTTAAGAAAATAGAAAAGGACAAGGACGATCAGATCTCGCCTATAAAGTCAAAGCATTTGATAACGAAAATGACAGGCATGTTAGATTCGATCCTATCTAACAACGCGTTTAAGGAACGATTCAATATGCCCCAAATAATAACACAGCAAGAAAAAGAAGTTGAGGTGGATACATGGCATGACCCTGGCATACTTGAATCTCTGGAAAAAGCAAAGCAAGCAGCAGGTATAGGGACGAACAAAGGCTATAGTCTGACAGGTGGCAACGGTGCTCAAAAAGGAGACAAAGTCGAGGGCTTTAGAGCGGACGGTCACACAAAGCATATCAAACCTGGCGATGGGGGAGGAATTCATACCGACGCAAGAATCGAAAACGGTGGCAAAATTCCTACAATATCCACTCCAACAATACCACCTTCAACAAAGCCGGGAAGTCCACAAGAGTCGCCATACTATACAGGAAACGATCAGCTGCTAAAGCAAAAGCAAAAAATATTAGTAGATACTGCCAAGCCAGGCGGATTTGAATTTGTTGAACTTGCTTACGGAGATGGAAGGCCACCCATTTTTATCAAAGGAAATAGGGTCGTCCTCAACACGAGCAACAAGATATTCAAAGCTTGTATACAACATGAATTAGGAATCATTTCCATACTTTCAATGGCAATGGCACACATGTTCAAAGACTACAATGAAGTGGATGCAGAAATGAAAGATGGATATATTTACGAAGTTATGAACTTCCACCTCAAGAACATGGGATATTGGAAATGACAATGCAAACCGAGGAATACACAATCAAGAACGAATCCAATCCAAAGACGATACCTAATGAAGAACTAGTAACAGTTGCTAAAAAAACAACACCAAAGGCTATGGTAAAACATGCAAAACCTCTTGCTGAGCTTATCAAATTGCGGGCTTATGCACATGAAATGACCATAAGGAATCAGCGAAAGCTTACAATCTGCCCCAAATGTGACAATGAAGGATATGCCAAATATAGGGTTCGTAGCAGCAACGACAAACTAATCCTGTTCTACGTACACTCAAACGAACCTCCAATAGGGACGAAAGATGGCAAGATGTTTGGTCGCAAACACGATTGGCCGACATACAGACAATGTTGGATAGGGAACGTCCTCTCTGAAGAAGAATTCATGGAATCCATTGGTGGCGGAAAAGAAGAAGAAGAAGCGTATTACTACCAGAGACATGAGGCAAACAAGGATTATTCCAAAGACTTTAACCTGCGTGTAAAAATTCCCGCAGACATCGTGAAGCAGATTGACGAACAAAGGGGCAATGCGTCGAGAAAAAATTTCCTACTAGCTGCGTTAAAGGAGGTGTTAGGTAAATAATCCCTTCAAGAGAGCTGCTAGACATAATCGTCGAAATTAGAGAAACGGTATCGACCGCAGGTGAAATGATCAAGCGAGCTTACGAACTCGCATTAAGGGACGGTTTCAGTCCAAAGGATGCAAGGGCGTTCTTGATGGCAAGCCTTCCATTTCTTTCTGACAGGACGTTCAGGCAGGCATTACCGGAAGAAGCCAAAGAAATGACCATGAAACGCGAACCCAATTTGCGGCATGGTCTGCCGCAATTTCCTGAACCAAAACAGGACAACGTTGTAAATATTACAACAAAGGCAGAATTAATCGAAGCAAATTCAGATCCCGAAACCGACAAGGATGATCACTCCGTTTACGGCGAGGACGAACAACAATCACAATTAACAGAAGAAAAAGAATTTGAAGAATGGGAAAAAGATCCAGAGATCAACCGACCTATGCGGGCAACTACCGGCGGCGACAACTATTCTCCAGAGGAAGATCCAAAAGATACAGAAATAGCATTCCTAAAAGAAAAGGTCACCGAACTAGAGGACGCTCTGAAACAGACAAAACAGTTCGTTCCGGCAGGGACACTTTCAACAAAGGACAATGGAATGACGGACGAAATTGTGTTTGATTATCTCAGAAACAGGGCAAAAGAAACTGGCAATATTCTCTTTATCGACAGGGTTGGCAGCGGTGCTTTGGTTACTGCACTTGCAAGGTACAAAGGATCGTTCAATGTTGGTGAAGTGTTCGTTAGGGTGATATCGTAATGAAAATAACACTCTGTGATCAATGCGGAATTGCTGTAAAGCCACCCCGTGTATGGAAATTAAGGATTGATAACGGTAGTAGTCTTCCACCGCCCACGCATGCAATAAAAAAAGAACTGGACTTATGCGAAAAATGTTATTTTAGTTGGATGGCTGTGGTAAAATATGTACTCACCCTAGACGGTCTCAAAGACTGCCTTAACAGGTCGAGAGGATTATAAAAAAATGAAACCAAAGAAATATGATCACAATCAATTTGTCTGGCACAACGAAGACTTTTATATTGATTGCACAAGGCCGGTGATAAAATGTCCCTTCGGCTACAAAGGACACCCAACTTCACACCTAAACCAGAACGTTGTCAGATACAGTGACAAAGGGGAGCTGCAATTACAGGTGATTAAAAAGGTGGCTCACTCCCACTTTACACATGAATTCGACCTCGGCCGTCATACCACTTGTGAGATTGGAAGAACATGGATACTTGCCAAGCACTGTGATACGGAATACGTCCTTCACAAAAAGACGTTACCTACATGGATAAGGAGGGATTTGTACGGAGAATGACCTTCAGAGAGGACGATTTAGGAAGAAAGAAAAAAATTGCATTGCAACTAATGGGCTTAAAATGCTTCAAATGTGGCAAGTCAATGGGTGCTCTATGTATTCCAGCAGATCACCCCCAAACCCCCGAAACACTGGGATCGTTCCTAGTACACGAACGAATACTTCCCGAGTGCATGAGTTGTATTGGCAAGAACCCATTCGTGGTAGGATTTGACGAGCTGCGGGACGGTCGGTAAGGAACGATGCCAGATTCTAGAGAAAAAACATGGCACCGCGAAGCAAGACGTGTCGTGGAATTCTATCTCATGGCCAAAGATCGACAAATAAGGCATGACTTTGCAGTAGAATATCCCACAGAATTCATAAGAAAACACAAGTTTCCTATTAGCAAATTCCCCGGCCACGAATTCGATATTTGTACTAATAGATTGGAACTGATCGAGATCGACGATCTCGGGCAACACTCACACAAGCAGCAGATAATCGCCGACCACCTTGTAAACGACTATGTCGAAAACCATCTTAAAGGATGGAAGTTATACAGGTTACTAAAGGAAGAGATCGTTAACAGAAGAGGCCATATTGAAAACCTTGACAATGTCCACAGCTATCTTCAGGAGAATTTGATTCTAAAATGAAAAGCAGACTTGAAAAAGTATTGGACATAATCCAACACGAACCCAACTACGAAAACTTTGAGTACAAGGGATATTATTGCGTGATAAAAAGAATGCTCTATCTAGGAGGACAACTAAACGGCTACGTTCGTATTCCCGAGAACCATCCTGTTTATGACCAAAAACCACACGATATTGAGATTGAATGCCATGGAGGCATAACGTTCGGCCCTAGCGAACTGGAAGGCGAAACAGGTATTTTCATTGGATTTGATACTGCACACTACCGCGACTATATGCCCTTTATGATAATGCTCTCCTATACACAACTAAAAAACATGGACGAAGGGACATACAAAGATATCAATTATGTAAGGAACGAATGCAAACAAATTGTGGAGCAGCTGCTATTAAAAAAATGACATACAAAGAATTAGGATTAAAATGTATCAAGTGTGGTAAACCAATTTCCGAAGCTATGAAAGGTATTCATTGCTACGATTGCTTTTTCTCAGGAGAGAAGTTCAAAGTTAAATGACTGACAATTATGACGGATTTAGCACGCAAGACCTAATCGACAGAAAATTAGCATTAATGTCTGAATGGGATGATAATTGGAAAGAAGCGAAGGTATTGGAAATGGAAATACAATACATCAATAAACTCTTGGAAGAAAAATGAAAATGACCAAACCAATGTATTGTAAATTATGTGGTAAAAAATATAGAAAAGGAATGGAACACTGTGGTCATGTTTGGATTTCTAAAGATGATATAGGAAAATATAGACAGGACTATGAAGAAAAATGAAAATGATACCTGTATCCGAAATTGACTCGTTGATTAAGGCAGCGGAAGATTCAGATAAAACTTCACTGGATACTTTTACAAAACGTTGGACTGATTTTGAAGTTGGAAGTATGACAAGAGCAGCGGTATTAAGTCACCTTCGAGGACTAGAAGAAAAAGCAATACCAGCAGTAGCAGTTAATGAAGTCATTGAGGTATTAGATAAAGCACAGAATACCGCAGAATGGGATATAATAGATGATTTCAAATGGAGATTAAAACGTGATGACTGACCTTTGTCCTTATTGCGAAGAACAACTAACGCAAATGATATTAGATGATTATGAGGGGCTAAGATATGTTTGCGAACGTTGTGGATATCCCTTCTATGAAGAATGAAAAATGCGATCGTTGCCTACAAAAATGGACGTTGCCTGACACCCATACGAAATTAATCTATTGCTGGATATGCAAAGGCATGTTTTGTTTCACGTGTTGGAATATCCAGAGAGCTGAAGAAAACAAAAAGGCCGGGGTAGCCAGGGGAGATTTTAACGAGGTGACTGACTGATTAATGTCGTTCTGCTTTTATTGTGGTACTGGGCCGGTATCTATCGATGCGGAAAAGGAATGTTATTACTGTTCAATTTGCGGAGCAGTGTTTAATATTATAAAAATAAGGGAAAGTCCGATAACTTTGGAAGAAGCACAAGCAATATTCGACAAGATGCCGATACCACTAAAGAAAGGCCGTCAACGTAGAAACAAACGTTACAAGGTGAAGGACGATACAGATGGCCCGTCGCAGCAGCAGGAAATTGGTGCCGTGTAAACGACTATGCCGCGAGCACTGGTTTATTGTCCATTTCAGTGTGCGGCAGACAGTCGAAGCAATTCCAGAAAAAGAACGTCACCTTTATTCCCATTGTAAGTTTTGTAGTATCTTCTTCAAGATTGATAAACCACGACAGCGGTGCGAATGTTGTTACCTGCCAACCGTACGCGTATTCTACAAGTCGGGGAACAAATACTATGAAAATTACTGAACACTTTGTAAAGATAAAAGTAAGTCCTGAGAATCGTAACCGCATAAATTCACTAGCAGGAAACGATATGCTCTATAACGACGTAATCACGCAACTATTGGACACATGGGACGACCGGCACCGTCCTCTTGCTACACTAATAAAAAATGAAAACCTCCATAATGCCGCTATCAAAAGAGAGCATGACAAACTTCGTAAAAAATTAGAGACATAAAATGAGAATCTGGAGATTCCAAAAATGTCCCTTCTGCGGGGAAGAACTAAAAGACTTTCGGAAAAATGTCTATTACCGCAACTGGACACTTCACTATTATTGCGAACAAACAATTCGTCGCCTCCGAAAGAAACGAAACAACTACAACACAAACGTCTATCGCCTTGGACGATACATCAGACTGCCAAAACACATATACGGAAAAACGAACAATCAACTTATATTCCAATAATAATGCTTTTCCTCCTCCTAACACTGCTTTTTGCAGCTGCAGCTGCAAACAACGTTACAAATTCTTCCCTCACCCTCGACTGTATCAGAATGTTTTATTCCGACACATGGAACAAAGGTTATGTGTCTGACCTTGCTAAATTCTGTAATGGTTGAAAAACAATATGGCATATACCTTGTGAAAGAAGAATACGCTCCAGACGGACGTTATCTTGGATTCAGATGCAGCGTTGTCGAGGCCCAGGGACAGCAGGGTTTTGTCGCTAAAACTGATATTCAAATAAAACCGGACGCTAACAAGCAACTAGACGAAGACGAAGACCTAAAGATATGAAATGCCAATATTGTAAGAACTCGCTAGGAGATTTTCAACCCGCCGCAGAACGATCCATTCACTTTTGTTCTCCGTCATGTCTTAACAGTTGGATCATGAACGGTGTTTTGATGTGTAATAAACAACCCAAGGAAAAACTAGAGATATGACCGAATATGAATCAATAGTTTATCCTAGTGATGCGAAATATTGTTTATGTTGTGGTGTCCCGTTGTTGGGTTGTCCTGAACTTTGGTGTTATAAAATAGTGAGAGGTGCTAAAATATGCGATGAATGTCTTCTAAGAAAGGACAAAGAACTTTGATACTATACGAATGTAAAGGTTGCAAACGCATGGTTGATTGTATCAGAGCAAACGACGGCCTTTGCCACAAGTGCATATCCGAGGCATTGGCCAACTAAATTTTACCCTACACCTAGTACTAATAAAAAAAAGTTTTAATAAATAATAAAATAAATTGTTATAGCATATTGAATATCGTAGAATCATTCTCATACAAAGAGGATAAGATCAAAATGATGAAAGAACTGGAAAAAATCGCTAGAAGGGAGGGCAAGAAGAAAAGCGTCATGATTGTAGACATTCTGGAAGAATATGTTAAAGCACATGCCCATGGCAACAGCACCTTTTGTCTGGACACATGGCAACAAATACCTGACTTTAGGGCAGTGCCAACAATCCTTTCAGATAATCAAAAATGGCGATCGCATTTAGAGGACTGCGACAAAGAAGAAAAACTTAAACTTTTGAAACAGGCAAACATGATCCGCAGTCAGATCATAAGCGTCGGTCTGGATAAGCATACACGGAAATGAGCATAGAAAAACCAACATTGAGAAATAAAAGTACTGATTACTGCTATAATTGCGGACATAAATTAGGGGAACATAGGATGAGCGGACGTTGTGATTTTTTTTGGGAAATTTCTGAATTAGAGCGGAAAAAATGTGGATGCAAATATCATGGATGTAATTGCCAACAATTCGAGGTGAAGGCAATTTGAAAATAGAGAAATCTACTAGGAGATCTAAGTCAAATGACTTAGATCGTAGGGAACAATCTTCTATTCCGAGCAAGGCATTTTATGATCAACTTGACAAATGCGTAAAACTACACGACGCCTTTGATAAGGCCATTGAAATAGGTAGAGCTGAAGGGTTTGAAGATCATGAGATAGCACAATTTATGAAAGACTATTTGAAAAAGAAGGTGCCCCAAAAAACCTTATGGCGATGGCTTCAGCCACTTACTGAAGTTGAAAGGTTGGAGAAGAAAACAAGAACACGGCAAGAATTGGTTAAGCAAGCGGATAAAATTAAGATACCCAACTGTCAATTATTCTTAGGGGATTTCAGGAATACAAAGATAGACGCAGAATCAATCGATCTTATATTTACTGATCCACCATACGACCAAAAAAGTATTCCACTTTATGGAGACTTGGCAATATTCGCAGAACGTGTCTTAAAACCTGGCGGATCACTGGTAACATATTTCGGTCAGTATAGACTTTTAGATTTCGGCAATGAAGTACAAAATGCAGGCCTAAAATATTGGTGGATTCTCTGCGTCAAACATGCTGGTGCCAGTGCATCATTTTTTACTAGGAAGGTTTTCGTAGATTGGAAACCGTTACTGTGGTTCGTAAAAGGTGACAAACCTAATAACTTAGAGTATATGCACGATCTGATCCAATCCGAAGCACCCGATAAAAGCAAGTTTAATCCAAATGAACAATCTAAAGGTTGGCAACAATCTACAGTGGAAGCAGAGCACCTAATATCTGCACTAACAGTAGAAGGTCAAATTATACTTGATCCGATGATGGGAGCAGGCACGACAGGTATCGCGACTCTACATCTCAAAAGGAAATTCATAGGCATAGAAATAGACGAAGAAAATTATAAGATCGCAAAAACAAACATCGCGAAAAGTGGAGCACCAATTTGAATTACTTTACCAAACAACTTGAATGCCATAATAAACTTGATGAATATTGCACTAAATTATTCTTAAACCACGGCTGTACTATAAAGGCAACCGGCCTTGAGCATCGATTCTCTGAAGAAGAACGAAAAATAATTCAATCAGATCCTAACAATATGGAATATCTCAAAGAAAGAGCATACCCTGACTATGAAATCACTACCAAAAGAAACTATAAGATCTTTGTGGATTACAAAGCACCCCCGCTGCCATACGACGTAATGTTCATCGAAGCACTTCCTTGGGCATTTAACATTGAACGACAAGATAAAAAAACAATATACATCTACCATAATAAACACTGGAACATTTACAAATTTTGGATAGCAGACGATCCTTTTGTAATATCTAAAATTGACAGGATTATATACAGAGAGCAAAAACTATTGCCAGGCCCGGCACTCAATACAATACAAACAGAACTAAGATGTAATATTCCTAGGCCGTCCAAAACAAAAGCAGCAGGAAATAATTCCGGTGACTGCTGTGCAGTGATAAAAAAAGAACATGTGATGAATCTCCCCAACCTGCCCGAATTGTTTTCATACCGTATGTTTGATCAAGGAGTAAAGACATGATCGAATACAAACGTATCAATTACAACATGCCCGACTCAATGCGTTCTAAAACAAAGAAATGTCCTTCCTGCGGGAGACAGCAACTAGCATGGAATTACTTGGACAAATACTGGCAATGTCAAAAATGTTCGTATAGGAATACGGCACTACCATCACAGCAATGATCAGCAGCTGCAACCATATTTTTCCAAACGGTTCCACGCTCTGTTATCACTGTAATGAGCACATTTGTACTGCACGCGGCCATACGTGGATCCGTATTGACCACAGAACGAGACGTTGCGTAGGTTGCGGACTAGTGTCATATTTAATTGAGGAAAATTGGGATACCAATTAAATGAAAAAGAAAAAATGGTCGGGTACTGTCTGCATAAAATGTGGTAATCCAATGCTTGCATGGAACGGCAAGGAATGGAATTGTCGATATTGTGGGTGGAAACTGGTAGAATGAAATGAAAAGACAGGCAAACGAGCAACCAGATTGGAGCGTCGTAAAACAAATTCATTCCATACACGAGCGGGGCGGCAAACTAGACGAAGCAAATATCACAATTACAAAAGATAGGATAAGGATCACAAGATATTATATATTGCCTTCAAAATCAGGTGTCCGTCCATCAGGACGTATAATTATGGAGAACGATTATCCTAGTGCGGACGATCTAACCTGCATATCTGATATGTTCATGCTGGAGGTTGGGAAATGACTAAATGCAAAATATGTACGCATTCAAAATACATTGCTCTTTGTGTTTGTCATTGCCATTGCAAACAATTAACTTTGATGATTCAGAAGGCCAGATTAAATGGTTAGATACGTGTGGCGGGTACACTGCGAAAAGCATGGCATCGACTTCCGACGCATAAAGAAAACAGAATGCAATAATTTCATAAAAAACCATATCAAAATTACCGGCTGCATGGACATTGCGGACGAACCAGAACTAGTGGAAGCACCCTATTTCGGATAACGTCCTGTCCAAAAGGACAAAGTTTATAGGCTATCGACGAGGAGATAAGTTCCGGTAGTTTGTGCAATCACTAGGGGACAGTAGGCAAGTTGACGAAGAACGACTCCGGCAGTTACGAAAAGAAGAACGAGACATTTACAAGGCCTTAGATGGCGACCAGGAGACGTTAAAATCAAAAATTATCCGCTTGGCCGAGATAATCGAAGAACGAATCAACCTTGCCGATACAATGCTACCAAAAGACCTGACAGTTAACCAAATTTCTTCAAACATTTCCAGAACGTTACGCTCACTTCAAATGCCTTTTGCCCACTGGGTTTCCGAATATCTTCCAGAAAAATACAAGAATCCAAATATTCACAAGCATAACAAACTTATCATTACCCTGAAAGAGCTGCTAGATCAGTCGGTAGAACCGACGGAACGAATAGAACAATGTTCTAACATGCAACTGGAGACGCTTGTCTCTTATATCAAAAGAGCAAAGGACATGTCTGATGACGTCGGAACGTTACTAAACCACCGACTAGAAGCAGCACAGCAAGAAGCAATTGCAAGGGGCATGGGTGAAATAGGAGGGGACAAAATAAGGGATTCAATTTCTGCTCGTGATTATCGTTACGAAATACCGGAAAGTGCCACACTGGACGAACTAAATCATGAAGTTATAACCCAAGGTGAGAGAGTACGGGAAGCATACCGCGTTTTTCTTTATGACAAATACTGGCCTTATCGTGCAGGCACCGAAGCAAAAGCACGACAATATGGAAATTCGTTCCGCGTTTACGCAAACATGATTGAGATTATCAACGAAGAAAAATGGTCAGGCGAAGGCGACTTCTGGTTTGACCGTAACTATTGGAAGAAGGTTCAATCCGCCCACAAAAGCGGTAACAGCACTTTCTTTCCAACCACGTTATGTGCACATTGTTCAGCGGATATCGATAACGATCCAAAAGACTTCCATGTTATGAAATACGATTCTTCAAGTCCCACAGGCTTCAGGTGTGACAACTGCAAAGGCATTGAAGTCCTTGACCGTTTCAATTCAAGAGAACAGGTAGGCGATAAGAGTCCTGAAGTGGACAGACTTGCATCCGAAATTTGCAATCATATCGTCCATTATGTAGAGATATTCCAAGACGTCCGTAAGTACAGTATGAATCCTGCTATCTATGCTCGGAAACGGGCAATATCACAACCTTTCAGAGAAGCGGCATTTGGCAAAGATAGACTTGTCGTCCCTCGAAAGAAAACGACGGCAGCAGCTGCAAAGGCTTGAGCAACCAAGTTGAAGAATATCCTCTTGTAAAAATTCCAGTTGAAAACCTACAGTTTGACGCTTCTAATCCTAATAAACCAACAAAAGAACAGATTGAAGCAATAAAGAAATCCTTGCACCGATTTGGATATCTTGTTCCCATAATTGTAAACGAATCCTATGAGATAGGAGATGGTGAACACCGGGCCCTTATCTATAAGGAATTGGGAATAAAAGAGATCCCTGCCTACGTCGTCCCTAAAATTAATGACGATATAGAAAGGCGTCTTCTGCGACAAACAATGAACAAATTGAGAGGTGAACACGAACCAAAACTGGACGCACAGGAGATCGCCCTCATATTCAAGAACGATAAATTAGATAACCTGGCCGAACTACTAGCCCAGGATGTCCAAACACTGGAACAAATCCTGACGAAACAAATGGGAATTCAATTCCAACATGAGGACGATTTTGACGTAGAGAAAACACTTGAAGAACTCGTGCCTGATACCCAATTAGGGGACATGTGGGAACTAGATCAACACCGTCTTATCTGTGCCGACTGTACTGATAAACGAAGCCTATTTCGATTAATCAATGATAAAAAAATAGACATGATCTTTGCTGACCCTCCTTACCACATAGAACCACACAAACCAAATGCCTATTATGATACATACGATCCCGACATATCGGATGAAGATTATGAAGCGTTTTGCAAGTTGTGGTTTGAATCCCTGCCTGCTGATTGTGACCGAACGATAATAACACCAGGGCCACGCAATGCTGCATTATACCCAAAGCCTAAAGATATCGGTATATGGTTTAAGGCCAATTCTTCAACCTACGCGACGGTATTCAACACAAGGAAATGCGAACCTATCCTATTCTACGGGGACGGTTACAAGGATATTAAAATCAAAAAGAGACACGACGACTTTTTTGATTTCACCAAGGAATTAGGATCAATAAAACAAGATCAGCAAGTGAGAGCCGAACTACATGTTGAAAGTTTTGCACCATTAAAGCCCGTTAAACTGATAAGTGAACTGATAAATTATTATTCTGAATCCGGCGGGATTGTATTCGATCCCTTTATGGGTAGCGGAACAACCCTGATTGCAGCAGAGCAAACAAAAAGGATATGCTACGGGGTAGAACTTGACCCAAAATATTGCGACGTCATAAAACTTAGATGGGAAAAATACACTGGAAAAACAGCAAAAAAAATTGTGCCCCTAAAGGTGTAACATAAGCTCCTTGAGTGCCACAAGGCACAAAGCCGACGCTATTATTCCAAGGAAGAAGAACTTCCAGTTCGTTTTATTATTCATCTGAACCCCTTGAACACAACAGGATCGTCCGCTATTCCCCATTGACAACCTAACCCCGATACACACACCCTGAAACTTTCATAACGGTGCTTCAACTTTATGAAAGTGTAAACATTATCCCAGTCCTGAGCATCCGCCAATTTCGCCATGTTTACCTTTTTACTGGTCGAACTTCCATCAGGCAATTTCACCTTGATTTTAACACTGCCTGAATTAGAACTAGCACAACAAATATCTATTTCTATGCGGAATGCTTGTGCTTGTGCGGTTATGCCCGCGATTAGACCGATTGATAGGACAAGGGGTAACAGGATTTTGAAAGAAGACAAAGGAGTTTACTTAAACTCCTCGGGGTGCTCTGCTACATACTTTATCGATTCGTGGAGACGAAGCTCCCTTGCTACCAACCCATCAAACGCCATTGCTTTTCTTATCTTTTCATTACCCTTCTCGTCCTCGTATGTCTCATCGTTCTGTGCTCTCCATAAACCAAATGTCATGTCGTTGAAGTTCTCCCACAAGGTAACAGACTTACCCTTTGCGGTTAACCCTATAACTGGCACTGGCACTGGAACTTTGACCTTTTCCTGAACTTCCTTTTGTGTCTTTTCCTTCTTCGGTTCTGCTATTGTATAGTAGTCTGGGAAGAAACGATCTGCAATATCCCACCCCTTGCGAGTACTTGCGTAAATGTACTTTGCTGCTTTCTCAGTGAGCTTCACTTTAGCCATCTTGTTATACACATTTAGAAGTTCTGTCCATTCTTCTACAATATTCAATAGACTTGTTTGGAAGGTTTTCAATAACGCAACAGGATCCCCAATGTGTTTTATGGTATTTGCTGCCAGATCTGCACCTTTGGCAAAAGCCCCGTTTGAACATATCAATCGCATCGTAAAGAGCTTCACCCCTAATGCCACACCGGTATTATATCCATTAGAGATACAGAAACCCAATTTCAACTGGTCATTTTTCTTGAACGAATCTTTGACAGTTTCTACCATACTAGTTTGTACTATCCAATGGCATGTGTTACCACCTCTCGAAACCTTCTTGCTAATGTGTTCTATCTTGAAGTCCTTCATGTTTGGGAATGTGTCTTTAACCCTCTTTTGCATGCCTTCCAAGATATCGTCGATCGCTTCAAAAGGGACGAACGCTTGACTATCTGGTAGACTAACCCTTACAAATGGTTCTTCCTTGCCGATTTGCTGCACCTCAATCTTCATTCCACTTTTGCCAACCATTTCCTTTTTGCTGTTTGTGCTCATAACTGGGAGCTCTGTATAACCGTATTTTTTCCATGCTTCGCTTTTCTGGTCGTAATCTGCTACGACATTCACATTTCTTAAATCTGTCATTTGTGTGCTCGACCTTCAAGCCATAGCAATATATATACCTATGGTATATACTAAGGAGTAACCTATATATACCACCAGTATATACCATAAGGTATGAATCAATTCATTCAAACAAAAGACACAGACATGTTAGCAAAGGCGTATACCGTAATAGACGACATGAGATCAGAGTCATTTTATGACACTGAAATGAACGGTGACATAGCCGCATTCTTGGGCAACATTGCAAGCCAAATCAACCTCTACAGGATCGCAATGATAAACGCAGCTTCTAATAAAAAAAGAGATTGATTAACAATGACCAAAACAATGAATAAAATAAACGACGAATATCATTTAGCAATCGGCCAAGCACTGGAAATTGAAGCCATAATAGCAGATTGGAAAAGACTGTTGCCAATTAAAATGGTAACGAAAAAGCAAGAGAAACTTCTAGAATTTATGAGGGAGCTGGATAAACAGTAACTATAAGTATATACCATTTATATATCCATATACAGGAGTTAAAACCAGAATGCCAAAAATAACGCTCGCAGGGTTTCAATGTACCCGCTGCGGTCACAAATGGTTTCCACGTAACGAAGGCAAACCAATCGCTTGTGCAAAATGCAAAAGTCCTTACTGGGACGTTCCAATGAAATGACGATACGCTCCATGATCCCCATGTACTGTCAAAAATGCCAAGTCCTAATAGGAGCGTTAGACTGTCCTAGGGGATACCGTGATATTGGCAAAACACTAGAATCAATGGATATCGTCCCTTTTTGTGCTAGACATTTCACCCTTCAAAAACAAGAATGGCAATTATCAAAGAATTGAACCTCTATAATTCCACACACCCACCCACCACAACGGACATGAAAAAGAAAGACAAATGGTTCGGCAAATGTCGTCGTTGCGGAAAAGAGCGACACTTATCCACCGTTCAAGCAGGCAACGGCGGAACCTACACTATATGGTTAAGAAGGATGTGTGACTATTGTCGCTACAAAACATTCTATCACTTCTATGTCGGCCTAGGATACAAAGAATACGCTAAATTGTACAAAGGCCTCGTTGAAAAATATCGTCCTTCGCAAGACGACAACCAGAAGTCCTAACTGGACGGACATTTTATAAGCAGCTAACGCTATAAGCAGCAGTATAAGTGACTCGTGCCAACTTAACCAAATATGAACGTCAAGATCTGAAGGTATACGTAAGGGATTGTGTTATATCTAAATTCTCGCGTCAGGAATCCCTCGCTTATGTTAGAGCTCAACTACATAGAAACGATATTACCATTTACGACATTGATAGAATAAAGTCTGCCTCAAAGAAAGACGACGAAAAATGGATGCAGTCGCTAATGAAGGACAGATACGCCTACGTTTCTCATTATCGAGAACGAATTGACGAATGCTACAAACATGAAAAAGAGTTATGGCGAATCTTTTATTCCAATATGGACAATCCTCATATACAAACGAAATGTATTGCCCTTCTACAAAATTCTAATGCTGCTCTTACCTCTTTATATGATATTTTGCCAGAGATAGCAGGAGGACAATTCACGGATGTCAAGGAGCATATATCCAAGACTACAGAAGAAACGCCTCCAACGGTTGCAGCAACAAAGTCAACCGCGTGGACTGCTTGATCGTTTCAAAGGGAAAGATTTCTACTGTGGAGACGTTTCGAAACTTCATGACGACGACTGCTGTTTTAATCATATAGTAGGACTGCCTATTTCAGAAAAGACACAAGAGACAAACCCATTTTTCGATTATCAAAAGATTATTTTCGATACCATTTTCTATCTCGACAAGGGAGGCAAAGAGAACCCAAAGGACAGACATGTTTGGGTGAAGAAGGCAACCGGCCTAGGCGTCACGGAATTCATTCTGCGAATAATGTTATGGCTCTGCACAAGGGACAATCGCTATTCAAACAGTCAAATGTGTATCATAACAGGGCCGTCCATCGATATAGCAACAGGCCTCATTGAGCGAATGAAGCAGATCTTTGACAAAATAGGCATCTATATTGAAAATAAGGAAACCGTTATCGAGATAAACAACGTCGTTATCAAAGCGTTCCCTTCAAACCACCTTGCCACCTACAGGGGCCTAACGTCTCCAAAGTTCATATTCATAGACGAAGGCGACTTCTTCAAAAAATCTGATATCCAGGATGTTCGCGATACGACAGAGCGTTACATTACAAAATCAAAACCGTATATCGTTATGGTGTCCACGCCTGACAAACCAGATAAACTATTTCAAATGATAGAGCAAGAAGAAGAGGACAAATGCATCTATCGCCGTCTTTTCTTTAATTACCAGTGGGGCATAGGCAAGATGTTCACGCAAGAAGAGATCGATATCCAAAAGATATCGCCGTCCTTCGACAGGGAGTATGACTTAAAGTACACTGGGAAAATTGGCAACGTATTCTCCACTTATGACATAAACAGAGCAATCGAATTAGGTGAGCAGTTCAAAGATTACGAAATAAGGCCTGATAGAATACACCTTGCAGGCGTGGACGAAGGGTTTGGCAGTTCAAACACGGCACTGTACATTGGCGAACTGATGGAATATGAAGGCGAATTTGGTATCGTCCGCATAATCTACGGAAAGGAATATGACAAGAAGGAACGAATTGCACCAAGTCAGGTCGTGGATGATATGTTTGATCTGCATAAAGAGATTCACAATTTGAAATGGTTCATAGATTCGTCAAACGCCGGCTTCATAAACGAAGCAAAGGTCGCTTTTGGAGAGACGACATTCTGGAAAAAAACGGAGGACGTTTCAGTTCATTCCTATTCAATAATACCCGTTAACTTCCGTAACCATGAATACATGCTCAGAAAGACTGCGTCCTTTATGTCAAGGGGCATGATTGCTATCCCTAAAAGGTACGACAAACTGATAACGTCCCTTAGAACAGCGACAGCCGTGGAATGGGATCTTAAAAAGGAAGATACAACTTATGACGATTCCCTTGACGCTCTCCGCTGCCTGCTTAGTTCAGATGAAGCGTTGTCTATAACAGAAGACTTGATTTGATTTGATAAAAAGAACGTCCTCAAATGCTATTCAATCTAAAGCTCACGGCGAAACAGTTTCATATTGTCCCAAATGTCAGAAAGTGAATGTCAAAAGCCTGATGGGTGCTCGGCTCTACTTAGACGAGGACGGCAACGTTATCCCACCGAAGGCCGATGCACACCTTTGGCGACAATGTGTTCGTTGTGGACACATTGAACCAATCTACAACTTGAAGAGAGAAGGCCGATTAAAGACAGAGCTTGTGCCCTCAACCGATCCATTCCATGACAGGGGAGAACCAAGGGCGATATCTCTCAAAGGACGTTTAGGCCGTAACAGCCGTGGAAAGAAGAACGAATGGGACTTTGTAGCCGACCCTGACATAAGGCAGGAGCTAAGGGAAGGATCACAATTAATTTCATATTCTGAATCATGAAAATATTACAAAAATGTTGTTTTAGATTGTAAAAATTGCGGCAGACCATGCCGCAAATATTTCCACTGGAACTTTTCTGAGCACGAAATTTCGTCCCTTTTTTACGACGCCATTTCCACTGGAAAAGTGGGGTTAGCCGGATTCGAACCGACATTATACTTGCGTTCTCAGGTTGTCCCATCCAAGGCAAGTGCCATGACCAAGTTAGGCGATAACCCCAAAAGCAAAAAAGTAAGGTAGGCGTGTCTTTCACCGTCAGCAGATTGCCGACGTCTGGAACGCCTCGTTCGTCCCTTTGTAGCATAACACTAAGCCGTGTTCTCCTTTTTTTAAACTACCCGATGGGCTGGGACTTGCACCCAGATCTCGACCGCCCCCTTGGTTGACGCGTATGCTCCTTACTTGATTGATTACATGAAACTAAAAGCGGCTACCGGCGGCGGGCAACGCACCGTACCGGATCTAGCAACGAATTGTAAGATCTCACTTGTTGCCATTCGCTACCACCTTCAGGGTTACTTCTCAACGCAAATAAATTAACTTTACGGTTATTGTCCACTAAAACTAAGCAGATAGATCATGATGACGATCTCCCAATTAGAATCGAACGAGATGCAGACAAACCAAAAACAACCCCAAAAAGGTCATTCAAACACGAAGTATCAAGAAGGGGACTGGCTTCTTCAACAATAGCACAACTTCGTTCCGTTCTAACAAGACCGCAGTTATTGCAATGTGCCGACGCTTATGTTAATAACGGAATGGTGCGGACGTTCCTTAACAAAAACATTATACTTATCAATCCAAAAAGGACGAAGGCCGTTATCGAACCTAACGACGAAGTGATTGAAGGTTCATCAGAACAAGAAACTAAAACGTTACTCCAGCAGATTGCAGACGATACCCTTGTTATAGAAATGGATGGTTACGCCCCACAACCGGCAAGAATCAAAGACCTCCGAAAGAAGATCGTCCGCTGCAACAAAAGGGTAAAACTTCATGACCGTAGTAACAAACTGCTTAATTCCAAATTCGTATTTGGAAAAGGAGCGTTAGAGATTGTCAGGTTCCCAAAAACAAAGGAATGGCAACGCTTTGGCGAACCTCTTGCATTGCGTCACCTTAATTCAATACGTCTCGTTGAAGTGGACGTTGATATTCGTAGTGGTGTTTTCAAAGGATATTTCTACGACGAGGGTAGTGGTTCAGGATTCAAGGAAACGAAGAGGCATATCGCAGCAGAGAATTTGATACCGATATGGCACGACGATAACAACCTTTACGACAATACCAACTATTCAGGCCTCTCAGCAGTGTGGCCAATACTGTCCGTTTCGCAAACTGATGACGTAATCAACGATGAGGACGGCCCAGAGCAGGCCAAAGCATTATCAGCTGCGGTCGGAATAGTTTACCCTGGCAGTTCAAAACAAGGAGACGTCGACGCTATGAACGAATCCCTAAATCAGGGAACATGGACTGTTACACCGTTTCCCAACTTCAAAGCAGAAGTCCACGATTTAGGCAGAGATCCAATGCAGTTAATCAATTTCAGAGAGGGAGACGGTAAGTACATGGCCAAATGTCTGAACAGTCCAATGTTTATGACATTTGAGGACACTGCGAACTTTGCTACCGCTAATCAGGTCATGCAGGTGTACAAAGCAGGCGTACTTGAAGGAGAACGAACGTCATGGCAGGGGACGTTAGAAGATTATTACTATGCTACAATCCTCGCAGACCATCTTAATATCGAATTAAAGGACGTTATCGCCGCACCTATAAACATAAAGGTCGTATTCCCAGATATCAACTTTGAAGTAAGAAAGGACATTATAGAAGCCGACAAAATGCTTGTAGATATGGGCGTTATGAACGCAGCGGACGTCGCTAAAGATATCAACAGAAAGGATCTTGTAGATAGAATTGAAAAGGAAATGGCAGACGAACAAGCAGCAGAAAAGAAGGCAAGAGATTTAGCCATAGCCGACGCTTTAGCCGCTAGAAACGGAAACGGAAACGGAAACGGTAATGGAAATGGTAACCAAATCAATAAGCAAAATCAGCAAGCAGGTCAGCAACCAGCTATCCCGTTTGGAAAATAGCGTTAACCGCAGGCTAAACGCATTCTATAACAAAAAGATCAAACCCTACGCCGCTTTATTATCAATTGAGATCTTCAAACAACGTCACGATGCAGAAGTACGAACTATAATCAGAAAGGCAGTACAGGATTCTTACCTGCATGGAACCGAGGTTGTAAATGACGCCATACTTGCAAAGGCTCCAGACTTCCAACTGTTTACCTCGGTAACTGACATTACAAACATTGCAGCAATAGCAGAACAAATGACAAATCAATTCTGGATTACAACAGGCAAACTTATCCAGAGAGAACACGAATTCGTATTAGAGGACGATGAACTAATCAAAAAGAGATCGTTCGATGCTAAAGCCGCTATGATTGGTATAGGTGCAGCAGCGGTCATAATAGGTTATAATCGTTCAATTCAATCGAAACTACCAATTGCTTTAGCAAATGCCCCTTTGCCTCCTCCTCCTCCTACCACGTCACCCGGAGACGACAATGCAGAATTCAATATTGAATTAGACGTCCCTTTTGAAATAAGGGAATTGGGATTAACAGGCAGGGTCAGGTTTACCACTAAACATGACGCCGAGGTAGATCCAAAAATATGTGCTCCACTTGATGGCCAGGAATGGGACGCTAACGACCCTGATATCGTTATTCCAGTTGATGACACCCACAAATATTGCAGATGTAAATTAATTCCGATTGTCGATACTACGACGACAATTTAAACATCAATTCTTTTAATTAAAACGCCATCTTTTGTATCTTCTACTGTAACATTACATTTTTCATCCATCCCATGTTTTCTTGCTATGTCTATTGGTATTATGACAGTGGAACTTAATTTTCCACTCAAAAAAACATGAGTGACTTTTTTGTATGCCATGATGTAAGTAATTACTTACATCAATATAAGTTTAGAAAAGATATCGACAGTGGGAGCATGAGACCAACCCACCACTGCCGATAATGTTCAAATTGGTTTTAGGGCAGCTCGCCAATGCCACAAGGCAAAACAGACCTACTATACTTCTCAACGTTCTTTCTGATTAACTTTGCTCTTGTGTCTCATCTTCAAATGAATGTCCGAGAGCCGCAACCAATTCAGTCCTTCTCCAACGAAACGGGCAACTATATCAGATCGTTCGGCATATCTACAAAACTAAATGGAAACAATGTCGCTATCTCAAAAGAGACAGGGCATGATCTCGTAAAGCAATTTGGAGGCCACAATTTCGCAATCATTCCACACGCATTAAAAGGCCCTACAAAAGGCCATTATTTCGGAAACGATACCGAAGAAGATCTATTAAGAGGATATGCAACTAACAGTCATGGAAAGATAACCAAAATCCTAGGCCCATATTACTATCCTGATGGAACGAACGATTACTTTTACGACTTTATTATCAAACTAAGGGACAGCAAAGCGTCCTCCATCCTCCAACAATACGGCCCTACCACATGGACACCCTTCTCAATTTCACCTCATATCATGCCTATAGAAGGCCCTGATTGGAACATAACGAAATGGCGACCTGTTGGAACCGCATTAGTTGACAGGGGTGCGTTCGGAACTGAAGCAATAATTTCAAAATTCTGTACAGGTAGTGCAGTTGAATGCGAACGTTCACTAGGTTCTGCTTTAGTAGTTAACATCGTTCCTTGCGAAAAAAGCGATAACGAGAGTGCTGAAATTCTTAGTTCCTATGTCTCTAAGGCCGCCTCATTGCAACATACTATGCCAGAAAACAATTTAGGCGAAGTCACTAATGCTTCAACTTCAATTCCAACTACCAGCGGAACTACGACCACACTTTTAACAAAAGAGCCTGGCACTGCTGCAACTGCATCTTTACCGACCGTTAATCAAATATCGATAACGGCAGAAGAACTAGAGAAGATCAAGAAGGAAGCAGCTGCAAAAGAAGAGGCACTTTGGAAGGAGAAGGTTACTGCATTAGAGACTAAGGATAAAATTAATACACTAAACAATGTCTGGGGCAACGTAAAAGACCCAGCAGTAAAAGAAGCCTTGATAAAAAAATATCAGGCTCATGACGGATTAAAGAACGTCGACGTTGTAAAAGAGATCGCAGACGATGTTTTAAAACACCTCTCAACTCCTCCAGAAGAGGACGAAAAGGGTAAAGAAGAAGGTGACAAGCCAGCAGGTGAAACAGGTGCTAGCAATAAGAAAGGTAGCAAAGCATCATCTCTGACAAAAGAACCTGATATCCCAGATGAGGACAAGGCAAAGAAATCAAAAGCATCTGCTCTTGACTTCAACGCGGTCGAATTAATCCAAAATACGATTATGGGGGTTCGCTAAAAAATGACGGCATTAACACTCGCACAACTGCTTGGGAAACCAGGCTATGGCGACAAATGGGATATGGACAGGCAAATTGAAGTCGGTACTAAAGCAACTGGTTCCAGTTCAGCAATTGCTCCGGGAAGAATTGCGTTTCTAACAGAGAATACAGGTATTTGGGCGATCGGAACGTCCGGCAGTACGGGACGAATGGGAGTTGTTCCAGCTCTTGCACCAGTAAATCTTGATGCAGATTCTAAGCTCCTAATCGTTACCGGCCCAGGTTCCGAAATATACGTTGAAGGAAATAGTGCCATTAAGCCAGGAGCTGACGTTGTCCCTGATACAGGTGGCAAAGCAAAAGCAGGTTTTGGCGGGCAATGGTCATACGTTGGTCATTACGGTGAAGGTAGCGGACTTGATACACCAGCAACGGACGGTGCGGCGGCTGAAGCTTGGAGGATCAGGAAGAAGATCGGTTAAGATAAGAGGGAGAATGATAAAAAATGGCAAATAATTTAGCAAAAATTGAATTTCCGGTAGTGTACAACCCTGCGGATTCTATTGTCTACGTGGACGATCCGTATCGGAAAGTACCAGTGTATGAGATACCACTGATGAACGTTGCTGCGTATATGAACAGCCTGCCACATGTGAGCAAGGCCGCATCAGTAAACAGTCCCCTTGAGGAAATATATTTCAACAACGGAAAGAGAGAATACAACTTTCTCGATCTCGCGATTGAATTCACCGATAAAGCTCACCAAGCACAGCAACTAGGCAGTCCTACTGC